CCTCCATTCTCCCGTTCGAGCACACCAGGCCCTTCTAAGCCCGCCTTCAAGCTGCCACACACCCACCTGACGAGAGCCGGACGGTAACCGGCCGAAACGGAGAGCACAGCTCTCCGTCGTGGGAAACCACAAACCAAAAGAAAGGAGCTTGCCTATGGCAACAGTCAAGTGTATCAAGTGCGACGTGTACCGCCGAGCCCGGCCCTTGCCCCACAGCCCGGCGCGTGGCGTATCGTACCGATACGACACGTTGTACCTGCCGCATGAGCAAGGGCCGTACCGTGTGGACGAACACGACCCCAGGATTATGCGCCTGGAGCGCTTTGCCTTCCCGGCGCACAGCTTCTACGCAGTAGAAGAAAACCCCGCGCCCTCTGCTGACCGCACCGTAGGGCCGGAGGAGGGAGGCAACTTCCTGTACGGCACGTACCTGTTCCCCTGCCGGAAGCCCGTACCTATCTTCGATAGGTGGATCACCCAGGCAGAGTCCGAAGAAACCTGGTAAGAAAGGAGGAAAACGCATGACCTTTTCCCTGCTCCTGCAGCTCATAGGAGCTGCAACCATCAGCTATCTGGTGGTCCACTTCGCCAACTGAAAAACGAAAGGAGAGAAACACATGGCAAAGACAAAGAAAATCGAAGGCGTACTCATCGACCCCGAGAGCTGCTGCCGTGACCACGCCCTGAATGACACCCTGGACGAATACTACGCCGCTCTGCACTGCACCTGCATCGACATAGTGACCCGGAAGATCGGCCACCGGAAATACGCCATCGTCTGTGACGATGAGGGCCTGCTGAAGGACAACCCCTTTATCACCGCCGTCAGCAAGGAAAACATGGTCATGCTTGTGGGCGCATTGTTCATCTGCGCCGACGACAAGGAGCACCCCGGCGAACTCCGTTCTCTCACCACCCAGGAGAAGCAGGAAATCCATGACCACATCAGCTACGCCATGACCGAAGCCCACCCCCACCCGTACCCCATCCTCCGGGGCGTGGAATACTGCTGAACAACTGACATGACAAACGAAAGGAGAAAACGAAACATGAAAACTGTAAAATGCCTTCCCGTGGACGTTTTCCGCAGCCACTACGGTGACTGTTCCAACGGTGGTATCTCCGCGGGCAACAACACCTTGTACCTGGAGTGTGAACGCGGCTTCCTGGACAAGGACCCCAGCGACCCCACCTGCCTGCGCCTGGTGAAGCGGGAGTTCGGCGGGGGCACCTACTACCACGCCGAGAGCTACACCGGCAAAGCCGCTATCTTTTCCCGGACGGATGGTGCCACCGTCGGCCCCCTGTTCGGGGGCACCTTCATCTACACCAGCGACAGCCGCTTCCCCGCTGACTATCCTATCCCCCTGCATGACCGCTACGAAACACCCGAGCAATATGACGCCTTGAGCCGCTGAAAGGAGGAGTGAACCATGACGCAAGAACGTAAAGCCCAGCTCTGCGAGTGGATGCTCGCGTGGATCTGCGAACACATCACCAACGACGAGGACCTCTTTTTAACCCTGCACTGTCACTGCGGGATGACCGCGGAGGAACTCCACGAGTACGGCATCGGTCACCCAGACTGTTTCTCCCCGGACGGAAAGGAGGAGGACTGACCTATGAGCAAGTACGCCATCGCGTACCAGGATTACGACCACAACGGCGGCTGGGGCGCGACCTACTGGACAACCCGCGTCGGTAACACGGACAACTACACCGCGGACAAAAACGACGCCACCCTATTCGCGGACCGCGTGGCCGCGAAATGCCTGATGCGTACCCTGGGACTGGACGACCACGACCACATTGTGGTCCAGTTCTAACTACCTACCTGCAACACGAAACCCCTGTACCATTACCGGTACAGGGGTTTTCTTTTTGCCCGGATGCTCTGCTCCGGGGTGCTCTGCTCCGGGGTGCTCTGCTCCGGGGTGCTCTGCTCCGGGGTGCTCTGCTCCGGGGTGCTCTGCTCCGGGGTGCTCTGCTCCGGGGTGCTCTGCTCCCGGATGCTCTGCTCCCGGATGCTCTGCCCCTCACGTATCACGCGCCTCCTCGGGGGCAGGGGACAACTGCCGCACCAGCTCCTCGGCTTGCGCTTTCGTCCACACCACAGCCACCTGCTGACCGAGCCTCCGCAACGTCTCGTGCGCCACGAGCTGCGCCCCCGAAAGCACGCCTCCCTTTGTCTTCGTCTCCACCCAGCAGGACACACCGTTGGGCAGAAGCACGATCCGATCCGGCCAGCCGCGAGCATAGTCCGGGATGAACTTCTTGCACTCACCACCCTGCGCCTCCACCAGGCCGCGCAGACGAGCCTCCACTTCGCTCTCTTTGACCGTGTTCTCATCCCCTTTCGCTCTGTTCCGCTTCTGGAACAGCCAAAACCCTTGTGCCGCAACGGTTACGGCCGTTTCTGTTCCGGAAACACCCGATGAAACGCCTTCGCGTATAAGTTTATAGAAAAATTTTTTTCAGAAATTTCTGCTCGTACTTCTTAAACTACTCTATATAGAAGAACAGGAACACAAGAACAATATAGTTATATCCCTTGTGTCACAACACTTTCCGCTGTTCCGTTGTAGGAACAATACTGGAACCACTGGATCACTTTTGCCCTGTTTCAGGGCCCCAACGGGCGGCGGCCCCTCGGTCCGCACAAAGGTCAGGCAAAGGTCAAACGAAAAAATGTTATGAAACCACAGGAACACAAGCACACAGGAACACCCGGGCCCTGTCGTTCGCTGCCTCGGCGGCGGTTTTGCCCTCCCTCCCGAGATCGGGAGAGAGGGCTTTCCTGCTTCACTGATACAGTAGCTCCTGTATCTTTTCCGCCTTGCCAGCGGTCCTCTTGACGCGTTTATACACGCACTGCGGGCCGTATACGGGGATGCGCACCTTGCGCTTCAGCTTGCGCCAGCCGGGGAGGTTGTTCATAAGGTTGGCGAGGCGACGGCCCATTGTGTCGTTGCCGTTCCAGCCCCGGTGCCGGTCCTCCCCCAGCAGCTCGGCGCGTATCTCGCACAGGGAGACGAACGCACGCTCCACCGTCCCCGGGGCCGCGCCGGGTATGTCACCCTGCAGCCAGGCGCGGTGCAGCTCCGGGCTCATGTCGGACCAGTTCTCGGGCAGCGGCGTGTCCAGGTACTCCAGCAGCATGCCCTCCAGGTCGTCCTGCACCTCGTGGCCCTGCACCAGTTCCAGCCAGCCTTCCCGCTGCTCCTCGCTCTCCAGGTCCAGGTACTCCCCTGCCTTCCAGCGCACCACGGCCTCGGCCCACAGCTGGTCAACGTCCGCAGTCAGCTTCTTCCGGTCCAACCGGCGCTCGGCGTTCACCGGCCACCAGCGCCGGCCACCCGTGCGGTCTTTGAGGAACTCCGCCTCGTTGGTGCTGCCGATGAACACGCACTGGCGGGGGTAGGTGGAGGCGCGGCGGGCATAGGCGGCACGGTAGGTGTCCTCCTGCTTGCTCACGAACGCCTTGATGCTCTCCACCTCCGTCCGCTTCAGCGCGGCCAGCTCCCCCAGCTCGATGATCCAGGAGCCCCGGAGGCTCTCGTAGCCGTCCTTGGTGCCCATGTTGATCACGGAGTCGTTGAACCAACCCTTGGCCAGCGTGGCGGCGAAGGTGGACTTACCGATGCCCTGGGCGCCCACCAGCACCAGCACGCAGTCGAACTTGCACCCGGGCCGCATGACGCGGGCTACCGCTGCGCACATCCACTTCCTCCCTGCGGCCCTGGTGTAGGGGGTGTCCTCTACACCGAAGCTGTCTTGGAGTAGTGTGTCCAGTCGGGGCACGCCGTCCCAGGTGAGGCTGTTCAGATAGTCTCGGACGGGGTGAAACTCATTCATGTGGAACGCCTGCTCCAGGGCGGCACGGAGATCGTTGTCGCTGCGGAACTTCCACACGGTCTGCATGTACCAGCGCAGCCCGGCGTCGTCCTGGTCTGTCCACAGGAGACCGCGGCCGTCCTGCTTCACGCTCCCCCGGGGACGCCAGGGTACGTCACGGCGCAGCTTGGGCACCTCGTTGAACAGGTCGTACCCGAACGCGTCTCGCAGCCTGGGGTCGTTGCGGAGGATCAGCAGGGCGTTGTTCTGCGTGGGCTCGCACTCCCCCGTCTTCTTGTTCAGGTCGAGCTGTGCCTTCCAGCTGTCGTCAAGTTGGTCATTTCCGTCGTCAATTTGGTCATCGGCGGCGTTTTCCGCTGTGCCCAGGTCGCTGAAAAGGTCGGCCATTTCGGCGTGCTTCTCGGCCACCATCTGCTCCTTGATTTCCGGCAGCTCCGTACACCACTTGACCATTTCTGCGTAGCTGGGCAGCTTGGTCACCGGGGTATCCTCGCCGCTCACTTCGTCCAGGTGGCCCCACTTGTGGATGCGCACCAGGTCGAAGGCGTTGCAGCTCTGGCCGCCCGCCGGGTCTGTGGCATGGCTGGAGTAGAGATACGCGCCGTTGTTGTAGACGCGAGCTCCGCCTGCCGTGGAGCCACCGGTGAAGGTGTACCGGTCCGTCCCTGCCTCCGTATACACGTCGCCCAGGAAGGCGTCGATGGCGGAGGGCACGTCATACGTGCGGCAGAACAGGCCGATGATGCCGGGCTTTTCCCGAGGGTCTCCCAGGTGCTTCAGCTCTCTCACCCGGATCTCCTGCTCCTCTTTGCCGATGGGCCAGAGCGTGCTGTCCTTCCATGCGTCCCCGGGGCCGTAGCTGCGTAGCACGTTGTCCACGCACAACACCGGGCCCTCCTGCTCGTGGAACTCATAGTCGCCGTCCTGGGCACAGGTAGGCCAGTACATGAGCCGGGCCACCTCGTAGGTGGTGTGGTCCATGCTCTCTATGTCGATCCAGCTGGCGACCTTCCGGGCTACGGCGGGGTATTCATCCGGCGTCATGGGTCGATCTGTGGGGATGATCCACCGCAGGCGGGGCTTCTCCGGCGTGTGTGAGTGTGTGGAGTAGCAGCACAGCCGGTTATCCACCAGGGCCGTAGCTCGACGCCAGGCATCCCTCCCGGCTTGGTCTGCGTCCAGGGTCACCATGCACCGGTTGACCACGTTTTCCGTTTTGCGCTGGCCGGACTTCAGCTCGCCGGCGACAAAGCCGCCCGCCATTTCCTTCCGGATGCCCTGGTCCTCGCGGCCCATGGCCCGGTACTCCCGCATGGTCTCCCCGGTACGGAGGGGTTTGCGCAGGCGGGCCAGGAATTGCTCCCAGTTACACTCCAGCGGACGCCAGGCTTTGCTGGTCCGCTTCCGTGCTGTGTAGATAATCATTCTGCGCCCTCCTTTTTGGAGTTCTCCGCAAGTGCGATTAAGGCATCCAGCTTTCCGATGGCCGTCTCCAGTCGTCGGGTAAAGCAGCGGAGCTCTCTGTCGCCGTAGTAGTAGCCGAGGACGGACATAAGCCGCTGTCTTGCCTCCCGCAGAGCGCAGATGTCGAAGTCGTGTATTCTCATGGGTTTGCCTCCCTTGTCGCGCACCCGCCACCCGAGCGGCAGGTATTCTCCTCCCAGTTATAGTCCTCACATCCCAGGCATGGGTTGCCCCACACGCATCGGGTGCAGGCAATTTCCCCCGGGTAGCTCTCGCAGAACTCACACAAGTCCAGCATCACTTGCCCCCTCCTTTGAGCTCTCCTTCTGCGCAGAACCATTCTGGCTCGTGAGACAGGCAGTAGTCGAACACAAAGCGGTTATCGCATACCACACACGGATCTCCTCCGGGAAGTGTGTCCTTGATACCGTAAATGCAATCTCGGCAGTGAACCACTGGTGCGTAGCCGTATTCGTCGCAGAAACGCTTTGTGATTGCCTCCTGCTCCTGGCCCAGGTAATACGCTGTGAGGTCATTCGTCTGCGCCACAACATCCTCCTGCCAGAATGTGTCCGCTATGTCCGTTGAACCAGTGGCCGTTGTGTCTTTGTGTTTTCTTTCCGGGTTTGTGGAAGGCGTCGTTCTGCCGAATAGCTTTACCGCAGTTCCGGCGCAGATCCCGCATAGGATTATTTGAGTGACGCAGATGATTAAGATTGCGTTCATCCTCTTTACGCCTCCTCCACTTTCCAGATTTCCGCCAGGCCATACCAGTACCCCTGCTTACCGATCATAAGTTCCACGGGGATGCCGCGGAAGGTGCGATCCACGTTGTCCGCAGTCGCCAAAAAGCACCAGGTGTAATACGCCTGCAGCATAACGTATAGCTTCGGGCTCATCAGCACGGTCAGTCTGTTGGGGTTTGTCCAGGGATAAGACAGCCGTGTGTCGATTTCGCAGGCAATCGCAGCCGCAGTTCGGTCCAGCCACGCGGGGGCGGCGGCATCATTCGGTCGCATCGTCAGCACCTCCTTTGGGCTCACCACGGGAACAAAACTCATCAGGCCCGGTATATACACGCCTCCCGTCCTCCATATTTGACCATACAGCACAGGCGCATCTGTAATTGCCAAGGCTCTTTCTGCCGGAAAAGTCCTCCTCATTCCACATGTCACAATCCTCACACTGCACCACAGGCACAGCGTCCACGGTGGGGGCATTTTCAACAGCCATAGCCACCTCGCTTGCGCTAAACGCATAACCTGTGTATTTCGGCAGTTTATCCGCATCAATCAGCCGCATCGTCAGCACCTCCGTCCATCTTTTCAACCCAAAACTTCATTGTCCTTGTAGTTGGGTCATACATCTTAAGGCACACTATTCCAAGCCGCATTAACACGCCCGACACAAAGGCACAATCTCGCTGATCTTCTTTTTCCCGGTACTCAACCAAATAAAAAGTTTGTGAAAATGTGAGCGCATCTTGCACCTCCACCACATCAGCGGCGCTCGGCGTGTCCAAGGCGGCACGGTACAGGCTGGTGCCGTTGTCAGCAGCCTCGTTCATACGCCGCACAAGTTCGGACCTGCGTACATATTGTTCAGCCATTCTGCCACCGCCTTTCTGTGAAGAAGCGCACGCCGTGGATTTCGCATACGAAGCACTGGCTCTCGTGGTCCACGCTCTCCCCGAAACAGTAGGGGTTGTAGAACATGGTGGCGTCTCCGATGTCCGTGTACCGGACGCCGCTGCAGAACACTTCGTCATACGCTTGCTCGGCCTCCTCGGAGTACCACTCCAGCGGCTCTGCGTAGCTGTACTCCTGCATCATTTCCGCCGGGGTATAGGTCCAGTCGTATCTCTCGCAGGTATTGTAAAGTGCTTGTGCTACACACCGGCACAGTGTCGCGTCGTGCCCTGCTTCCGCGGTCAGCACCCGTAGAACGTACAGCGTGCCCTCATCCACGGGGGTGAGTGGCTGCGCCTCCACGGGGGCGGCGTAGGTCTCCACGGGATCATCGGGCTGCTCCGGCAGCACCAGCAGGGCTGTCTTTTCGATCCTGGTCTCCTGGGCATAGGCCCAAAGGGCGTTCACCTCGGAGCGCAGCACGCACAGGCAGCCGGCCACCACAACCAGCAGCACCAGCAGGGCCGCGGCGAAGGCGTACCAGTTATCCGTTTTCCTTTTCATGTTTCCTCCTATCCAGAAATCGCATCAGTTCTTCTGTCTCACCTTGCTCGACCCAGTATTTGCTGCGTATGGTCTCTTTTCTTTCCGGGTTGACCAGGGACCCGCCCAGCATGTCGTCAACATGCTGCACGAGGTTGGGGTTGCAGTTGAACACTGGCGCAACGTAGCGGTATTTTTCCTCCAGGAACGCCGAGAAGAAGGAGTCGTCCCCTTTCCCCTCCCGGTAGAGGAACTCCAGGCGGCTATCGTTGAAGTGCCCCTCGCTTTTGTCAAACCAGGTCGCGCACTCTTTGGCCAGCCAGTTCGGTATGCGTATGCACGGGAAGGACCACCACAGCTTGTCCGGCGTGGTCCATCCGGTGTACTGCTCCCGGGGGTGGTCGTCGTAGGTAAAGTCCGGGCAAAAGCCGCAGATCACAGCGAGGTTCTGGTCGAGCAGTTCTTGTTCCGTTACGGCGGCGAAGCAGTGGCTGATGAGCACGTCGTCCTGCAGGTGCCATGTCACGCCGCCTAACCTCTTGCCCAGGAAGCGAAAGCTGGCCATGGTAGCGTGCAGGTTTCCCTGCCCGTCCGCGTCCAGCCATACCCGTATGTGTCTGCGGGGTATGCCCTGCGCTGTCATGGCCGGGATCAGATACTCATGGACGTACCACTCCCGCGCCGGCGACGTGTGGATCATGTACCTCGGTCTCATGCCTGTCCTCCTTCTCCGTCTCTGTGCTCAACAATCCACAGCTTCCGCGCTTCCAGCAAAGCCTTTCCGTGGAGGCGGGTCACGTGTCTGTCTGTGTAGTACAGGCCGTACTGATGCAAGCCCTCTACTACACGGCTCCAGGGAAGTTGTCGTACATATCGTAGCCGCAGGATGGCCCGGTGGTCCGGGTTTTCCAGGCGGTCTATGAAGGCTTCTACTTTCAGCATTTGCTGTGCGTATTCCTTTTCGCGCTGCAACAGCTTGGCTCGCTGGTCGGCCAGAGCGATGACCGTGCTATCCTTATGTACGTCCCCACTTCCGCCGGGTGCCTCTTTCCAGGCCGCCGTAATCCGTCTTACGGCATCTTCCAGTTCCTGTGTGCGTTCTTTGCACAACTGGATTTCCTCCCGGGCAAGGCGCAGAGAACACAGGAAAGCATACGTTTCATCCCGGATCATCTTCTGCCTCCTCCCGGTCCTCCCTCTCCCGGTTGGCTGCGTGGAGCTGCAGAAGGCCGGCCATACTGGCGATCTCCCACGGCGAGGAGTCGTAGGTACACACCACGTCGTGGGCCTCCTCGTCGTCCACCAGGGCCACAAGGCCCAGGGACCGCACCTTCATGTTCTGCAGCGTCCGTAGGAAGTGTTCCACGGCCTCCCAGTAATCCCGGGGCTCCGGTGCAGCATTGGGCGCAGAAGCGGCTGCCTCCGCTATGCTGTCCTCCAGGGTGGCTATCTCGGGGCGCTTCCATTGGATGGTCTGCTTACCGCAGCGGCGGCAGCGGAGTACCTCTACGGTCACTCCGTCGTGCCGCTCTACTACGTCATTGAGACAGGGCTTGCTGTAGCCGGTGCCTCTGCAATAGGTTGGGTTCATGTTGTCAGTCATGGCGTCTCTCCTCTCGCAGCTGTCTTATTCTGCCGTCCAGCCACCACCAGGCTACCTCCCCAAGGGCTCGCAGCATCCGGTCCCGCCAGCTCCAGGGGTTGCGCTCGATGTGCTCCAGGCCCTCCTCGATCTGTTCTTTCAAGCGCAGCAGTTCCTGGATCATCGGTGATCCCCCTCCCACTGGGCGGCGTCGAGGGTGTCCACGCACTTGTCGCACCCCACGATCCGGCCAAACCAGTTCCGGTAGTAGTGCTCCGGGTTTTCCGCGCCGCACGTCGGACAGTAGTAACTCTTTTGCTCCGGGGGATCCAGGCGCCGCTCGGGCTCGTACCAGGTGTTCACGCTTTTCATGCTCGGCTCCTTTCCTGTAGACGGTTGAGATAGAACTGGGCTTTGCCGATGTCCTGGGCGTAGCTGCCCTTCAGCGGGGCACGCCACAGGTACTTGATCACCTGCCCGGCCAGCCAGGCGTCCACGGGGTCGGTGTACTTGCACAGCGCGGCCTGGATGGCGTCGATGCACTCGATCCCGCCCGCCGTGTAGTGGCTGGGGTGATTGACCGGATCGTCCTGCCCGGCCGTTCTCCCGTACTTGTCTGCGATTTTCCGGGCAAAGCCAGCGTAGCTCTTGCTGTCCGTATGATTTTCCGCCTGTTGCTGCTCGCCGCTCATGTACTCCGCAATCGTGCGGGCGCAGTCGTCGTCGGTGTATACGGCGTGGTCCTGCCGCATCTGGCAGAAGGCGCCAGTACAGCGGAAGACCGGACAGCGGTTGCATACGAAGTGTCCGTCCACGGCATAGGTTTCGTAGATTTCATCAATCATGGTCTTTCCTCCTGTTTCCACGGGCCATGGGCGGCCCAGTATGAGTGTTGTTTCCACGGGCGAAAGTGTTGGCACTTCTTGGCCAGGCACTGCCGGTTGCGCATCTGTCGCACGGTCATGGTGCACCGGTGGAGGCGGCAGTAGGCGCATACGTTGCTGATTTCCGGTGTTCCCAGGGCGCAGTGGGCCTTGGATTTTGTCTGTCTCCTGCTCTTACGCATGGCGGCCCTCCAGATACCCCTTCAGGGCGGTCAGCAGGGCTTCCTGGGTCTGGTCTTTGCCCTGCAGTACGTTCATCACTCTTTCATCAATCGTCTCCCTGCAGACCAGGTGATGGATCACCACCGTCTCTTTCTGCCCGGGGCGGTGCAGCCGCTTGTTGGCCTGCTGGTAGAGTTCCAGGCTCCAGTTCAGTCCAAACCACACGGCCAGGTGGCCCCCTTGCTGGAGATTGAGCCCGTGGCCTGCGCTGGCCGGGTGGCAGAGGAGCAGGCGGATTTCGCCGTCGTTCCACCGCTTGACTTCTTCCGGCCCCTGGAAAGCTACGGCCTCCGGGAAGCGGGCCAGGATGCGCTCCTTCTCGTGCTGGTAGTTGTAGAAGCACAGCACGTTCTCACCGTCGTGGGCCTCCAGCAGTTCAGCCAGGGCGTCCAGCTTGGCGTGGTGGAAGGGGATCACGGCACCGTTGTCGTCGTACACGGCACCTCCGGCCATCTGCAGGAGCTTCCCTGCGACGGTGGCGGCCGTGTCTCCCCGGATCGCGCTGGTCATCTGCCGCAGTTGTTCTGGATCTCTTGGGTCGAGCTGCCGGAAGCCACCGGACTCCTGGAGCAGCGGGATCACTTTCTCCCTCTCCAATCGGGTGTATTCCTTGCGCTCCCCCGGGGACATGGAGACAGGGATGGTGTTGTAAAGGATGTCCGGCAGCGCCAGCCAGTCCTCCGCACTCATAGAGAGGCACAGGTCCTGCAGCTTCCGGTTGATGGTCTCCTGTGCCCCCAGCCGCAGGCGGTACTCGTAGACGATGTGGCCCTTGTGCGCCCCCGGGCGGAAGTAGCGGTCCCGGTATTCCCCGATCCGCTTGCCCAGTCGCTCACCGCCGTCCAGCAGAAAGACCTGGGGCCACAGGTCCAGGTAGCCGTTGGGCGCCGGTGTGCCGGTCAGCCCCACTACGTAACGCACGGTCTGGATGGGCTTCTTCAGCGCCTTCCATCGCTTGGCCTGATGGCTCTTGAAGCTGGAGAGCTCGTCCAGGATCACCATTTCAAAGGGCAGCGTTCCCCCGGTCTCCTCCAGCAGCCACACTACGTTCTCCCGGTTGATGATGTAGAGCTCGGCCGGTGTGGCCAGGGCACGGCGGCGCTTTTGGGCTGAGCCGGTGACGAGCTGACACCGGATGCCTGACAAGTGCTCCCACTTGTCACACTCCTGGGCCCAAACGTTTTCGGCCACGTTCTTTGGCGCGATGACCAGCGCCTTGCGGACTGTGAAGTCATCCCACAGGTGCTCCTTCAGCACGGTCAGCACTGTCACTGTTTTGCTCGGTCAGCCCAGCCCCATGCCGAGGAATAAGCCTGCGTGGTCATGGCTGCGAAGGTGGTCCATGGCAATCTGCTGGTGCCGGTAGGGCTGGAACTTCAAGAGGGATCACCCCCCGCCTTTGTCGCGGAGTAGTGCTTCCGGTAGTATTCCCGGTTATAAGCGCGGCGCTCCTCCTTGTGCGCTTCCCTGTACTTCTTTTGATAGGCGGCGATTTTTTCCTTGTGGGCCTGGTAATAGGCCCGCCCATTGGCGCGAGCTTTCTCGATGTTGGCCTGTCGATAGCGGCGTTGCCGGGCATTGACCCACTCCCGGTTTTCTTTTCTCCACTCCTTCTGATAGGCGTCCAAGTGCTCTTTGTGAGCCTGGTAATAGGTTCGTTTGTATTCCTTTCGGTCGCCCATGTCAGTTTACCTCCAGCTGCACATGCGCAGGTTTTTCCGGGAAGGGTAACCGCTTGCACCGTTCGTACAGCTCCTCCCAGCTCGCTACGCTGTTCCAGCTCAGGCCCAGCCGCTCCAATGTCGCGGTCGAGGGGGCCTCTGCTGCGGGGGTTGCCTTCCCCGTTGAGATGTTCGCTTCTGTTGCAGCCTCCTTCTCATCCGGAGCACCGGCCCACCAGGCTTCCCAGGCGGCCTGCTGCTCTGGCGAAGGCAACGCGGCGTGCCCCTTACCCAGGGCCGGCAGACGCAATCTCCGCCTCTCCGTACTGATCACAGCCTGTGATACGTGCCAGCGCAGGGAGATCAGTTTGTCGTTGGCCCGGAAGGTCTGCTGCATGTATTGGAAGTGTTCGCGCTGCAGGTCTACCGGCAGGAGATGGAACGCCTGCAGCTCCATGGGCTTCTTAATGTTGTAGGTCTTCACTTCGCCGTTCATGGCGGCCAGCTCCTTTCTTGTCATGTGCTCATAGGGCAAGGTGACTTTACGTCCTCTCACAGCGTTCACCTTCTTTCGCGCACTTTGGGCGATGATTTTTTTTTGTCTGCAATCGTAGTCGAAGTCAGTCACAGGTCCACCCCCAGCGGGCGCAGGTCCAGGCCCCGCTCATCCAGCAGGCTCCGGATTACGTCCTTGTAGTTCAGATACCCCTTGTTGAAGGAGTCCTGGAAGTCGCGGGTGTACTGGATCACGGCGTAGATGTCGTCGTTTGTCAGGTTGGTCACGTTGTGTATAGCCCAAATGACTTGGATCAAAAGGCGCATGCTGGCCCGACGCTTGGCACTCGCCAGGTCTATCGGTTTCTTGCCTTTGGCCATAGAAGGTTTCCTCCTTTTTGATTGTGTGGTAGCTTGATAATCAGTCTTTGATGTAGTACGGGGTGGCATAGCCGTCCGCCCGCAGGGGCAGCCCCGGGGCCCAGGGCAGCGCTTGCCCCATGATGTCGCTGAGCTCCTGCACCGTGCGCCCCGGCACCGGCTCGGTCACGATGACCTCATCGTGCACGTGCGCTCGGATGTCGAAGCCGGCGTCGTCCAGGGCGAACATGGCGTCCCGGAGGCAGTCCCGGGCGGTGGCCTGCACCAGGTTTTCCGTGAGCTTTCCGCCCCAGGTCTCTACCCGTTCCCACTTCTTGGTCTGCTGATTGACGCCCATGTAACTGAGCACCTTGCGGTCCGGGTGGAACTTACTGGGGCCGTACTGGGCGCCCCAGTAGGCCAGGCGGCGTCCGGACGGCAGAGTCATCCACAGCACGCCCTGCTCGTAGTCGAAGCGCACCCCAGCCAAACTGTCCGTGGTCGTGCTCCGGCGAGAGACAGCTCGGATAGCTGCCTTTTCCAGGCTTTTCCATAGGTCGCAGATATGCGGGCTGCTCTCGCGCCACAGGTCTACGGTCTCCTGCATTTCTTCGTCGGTCATGCCCATCTTGTCGGCGCCAAAGGCTTTCAGCGCATTGATGCCGCCGCCGTAGCCCAGGGCCAGCTCGGCTACCTTTCCCTTCTGCCGCAGGTGGCCATTGACGCCGTGCTTCACCACGGGGACCTTGAACATCTGCGACGCAGAGGCACAGTAGATGTCGCCGCCCTGCTCGAACACGTCCAGCCGCCACTGCTCCTTGGCAAACCACGCGATCACGCGGGCTTCGATGGCGCTGAAGTCCGATACGAGGATCTGGTGGCCTTCCTCCGGGATGATGGCCGTCCGCACCAGCTGGGAGAGAACGTCCGCCACGCCGTCGTACAGCGTCTTAACGGCTGTATAGTGGCCTCCCTTTACAAGCTCTCTGGCCTGGTCGAGATCGGCCATGTAGTTCTTCGATAGGTTTTGGAACTGCACCAGGCGACCGGCAAACCGGCCCGTCCGGTTGGCCCCGTAGAACTGGAAGCAACCTCGCACGTGGTCATCCGCGCATAGGGCCCGCAGCATCGCGTCGTACTTGGCCACCGAGCTCTTGGCCAATTCGGTCCGAATAGCCATAAACCTCTTGGCGTCGTCAGACTGCAGCTGGGAGATCACATCTGCGATGACCTTCTTGTTCAAGCTGGGGAACTCCTTGCCTTCCTGGTCGTAGAGCCACTGCTTGATCTGGCTCACACTCTTGGGGTTCTCCATCCCGGTGAGCTCCACGGCCTGGGCGGTCAGTTCTTCCTTGTTCTTCAGGTCCATGGCCACGGCCATACGTGCGAGCTGCCGGTCGATGCGCACGCCTCGCTCGTTAATCCGGGCGTCCAGGGCGTGGAAACGTCTCTCCTCCGGCCCGGGCATCCACTTCTCCACCATGTAAAACCCAGTGCGCATGGCCTCTACGTCTCGCAAGCAGTAGGCGCGGAAGGTGTCCCACTTTTCCGGGGCGTGTTCCGGGTTGTTCCAGGTGCGCCCACCGTTGGTCTTCGTGGGCTTGCAGGGCACGCAGAAGTATCGGATCAGTGCCTTGCCCTCCTTCATCTTTGCCTGGTCCTCCGGCAGGCCCAGGGCCTTGCAGGCGCCGTCCAGGCTCAGGGGAAGGCCACACTGTGCGAACAGGTGCATGGTGTCGATCCACCGCTCGTCCGGGGAGTAGTGCAACTCGTGGGCGATGACGCCGCGCTCAAAGGCGTCGTTGTGCGCCACCAGGGTCACGTTCGGGTCGTCAAGCGCCACCAGGAAGTCCTCCGGCCAGGTCTCCCCCTGCGCGAAATCCACCAGCTTCAGAGGCTCCCGGTCAAAGCCGTAGGCCAGCAGCAGGGGCGCAAACTCCGGAGACTCCATATACCGGAACGCTCCGCATTTCCCGATGTCGATGTCGCTCCTGGTCTCGAAGTCCAGGAAACAGAGTCTTGCGTCAGTCATCCGCCCACTCCCTTTCTTCCCGCTCTCGCAACACGGCGTCTGCGGCCGTTCCCGCGGGTACGTTGGATAGGTAAACAGGATCCACCTGTACCGTTGTCCCAGCTACGAAGGTCAGGACGATGCCCTCCGGCTTGAACTCTACGTCTGGCGTGTGTCCCCGCCGGGCGAGCTCGTCCAGCAGGGCCTCCACTTTTTTCAGCATCTCCTATCTCCTCTCTGTTGATATGGGCGCCCCCGACGCAGAGGCAACCGCGCCGGGGGCTATGGTGAAAGGAGGTGAAACCTTAGTCAAGGAGACCGCCCAGCTCGCTGGCCAGGTCAGCAAAGTCCTCCTGCGCGGAGTGACCGCCGGCCAGCTTCTCGCCGTCACGGGTCTTGATTACGTTGTTCAGGCCGGCAGCCACACCCTTGTTTCCCTTGGTGTTGTAGGGGAAGAAGTTGATGCTGGCGCAGCCGTAGCAGCCGGAGTAGAAGTCGTCGCCGTCCAGGGCCTCAACGACCTGGCCGTTGTCCAACACGGCCACACCGGGCTTGTTGTCCTTGCTGCTGGAGCAGTTCAGGAACCACATGCCCTCGTAGACAGGCTCGTCGGGGTACTCCTCGTCGCCGTCGCGCAGAGGCAGCTTCAGCTTGCCGGGGCGCTTGCCGTCCCACTTGGAACTGACGCCGTTTTTGGCAGCGGCCTCTACGGCGGCGTCCATCAGGGCCTTGGCCGCCTTGTCCGTCTTGGGGATCAGCAGCTGCACGCTGTACTTCTCCGGGGAGTCATCGTCGGTCTTGCGCGGCGTGAACACGTTGGCGTAGCTGAAACGCACCTCACCGATACGCACCGCGGTCTCAGAGATCTTCTTGTTGTAGTTAGCCATTTCTTTTCTCCTTTCAAATGTCCGTTGGTTTGTTTGCGTCATCGTCCGTCAGATCAGCGAAAACGGCCGCCGTATCACTGTACGCCAGGCGTTTATCGCTCTCGGGGACGAGGATCAGTTTTCCTTCGCCCTGTACGGTCAGCCCCTCCAGAAGTGCCTGGAAGGTGGCCTTCCCCAGTTCCTTCTCCACTTGACCAGGGGGCTTCAGCTTCGTCTCACGGAACTGGTCGGGACTGAACCCGGAGCGCAGAAGCGTCGCTTCGACCTCCTCCGGGTCGCCCCACACCCGGTTGGGCTTCTTCCCGCGCACCAGCTTGTACCCGGGGATCCGCTGACCGTGCAGGGCCTGATTTGCGGCATACTCTTTTATGTCGGAAATCCAGGCTGCCGCGTCATCGAGCAGCGGGAGGATGTCTGCCATCTGTTCGTCGCTGATCAGCCCGGGGGCGTCCAGTCCGTACTGAAATACCTTCAGCCCCTGCGCCACGCGGGCAGAGCAGACCGCTTTGGCCGAGCAGAAGCGGCAGTGTTCCCCGGGTACGAACTCACCCGTGCCAGCCCAGGCGGCCTTCGCCCGTTCCACGACGGCGGTTTCCGCCCAGGTGAGCAGGTCATCCACGGCCAGGGTCTCCTCTGTCACGCTCTCCAGGCGGGGCTGCACGATGGTCATGCGTACCGCGGGCACGTCGAACAGCAGGCGGAAGCGGTCGTATGCGCCCAGGCCGTAGAGGCGGAGCTGCGGGTTATCCACAGCGCTGACCGGGATCCCTTTTCCCGCTTTGAAGTCGATTACCTCCAGCAGTCGGTCACTGATGATCACACAGTCGCCAGTGCCGAAGCCGGAGGGGACCCATCGGGAGTAGTCCAGCCGCTGCTCCAGTAGGAGTTGTGTGCTGCTGTCTATCTCCCGCGCCCGCAGGTACTTGTTCATCACGATGTCGCAGTAGGCGTCGGTGGCGTGCTCCAGGTCGCTCGGCAGATCGCCTATCCGGGCGCGGAGGGCTTTGTACCGGTTGGAGTTGATACCCTGGTAGGCTTTCTGCTCGACCCTGCTCATGCGGCTGTGTTTGGCCGCGGTCATAAGGTCTGCTTCGTAGATGGCCTTGCGAATTTTCAACTCTCCGACGGCGTGGGCGCGGGTTCCTTCTTCTGCGTAGCTACTGGTTTTCTTTCCGTATCGCTGGTCGAACTTCTCACTCAACCGAGCTGACGGGGTGCACACCAGCCAGCGGTGCGCCGAGCTGGCGCCCAGCACAGAGTGCAGAGACGGGGGCATTACGCGGCCTCCTCCGCGGCGCGTTCTGCGCTCTCCAGGAGCAGCGCGTACTTATCCGCCGGCACCTCGGAGAGCTTGCTGCAGCCCAGCTGCTGCATCACCGCGGCCAGGTCCACACCTGCGCGGGCATAGTCGATCAGCTTGGCCCGTACTTCTTCCAGAGTCATGGTGGGCTGCTTCACACTCTGTTCGTCGCTGCCGATAGCCTCCGGGGGAGCTACTGCTTCACTGGACGGCTCCGGCGTGTTCGGCATCTGCGGCAGCTCCTCCGGATTAACCGGCGCGGTCTGGAGCCACTCGCCTTTGATGTCCCGAACCATGTAGTTGAGCTGCGCGAGATTATTTAGCAGGTGTCCGCAGTCTTCAGAAGCGGGCTCGATCTCGTCCAGCTGCTCATAGCCGCGGTTTTCCAGGGCTTCCAGGATCTCCAGTTTCTTGTTCTTTTCCATTTCTTTTCCTCCTTTTTAGCTTTCGTTCTCGTACCGGGTGACTTCCTCCGCACTGATGCGGAGTACCCGGCCCACCTTGAACGCCTTGATCTGGTGCTGCCGGATCATGTCGTAGATCACGTCCCGGCTGCACTGCCAGCGAGCGGCCAGGCTCTCTACCGTGAAAGCGGTGTTCACCGGTCAATCACCTCCAGCCAGCGCATGAACCCGTGGACCAGGGCAGCAGCTCCCGCCAGATCCACAATCCACGTGATGATGCTCATGTGTCCTCCTCCTTTTTGATTGTGTGGTAGATAGTGTTTTGTCCTTACGAGCGGTTGTCGGTAATACCAAGCAGGTAATCCGCCCGGCACATGAATAGGCGAGCCAGCGTCATCAAAACGTCGGACGGAATAGGAGTCTTCTCGGTGACATAGGACGTATAGGTTTTCGCAGACACACCGATTTCTTTGGCAACTTCCATCTTCGTCATCTGCAGTCGTGCTCGCTCAGCTTCCAGGTTTTTCAGCATCGGGTCACCCCCTTTCTCGGCTCTGGATATTTGAGTTTCTCGAAGTTTGTCCTTAATATATTCCCAATTCTCGAACTTGTCAAGCCCTGTTCGGAAATATTTTTCGAGCCACTCGAATATTTAGGTTGACGAGCGGAAGTTTTTGTTATATATTGTCTGTGAAAGGAGGTCTTACCCATGCGCTTTTTTATTAAGGAGGCCCGCGAAGCCGCAGGTCTATCACAAAAAGAACTTGCCTCTCGCCTCGGCGTTGCCCCCAGCACTTACCACGGTTATGAGAATGGAGATCACGACCCTAAATCAGATATGCTGGCGCGAATAGCCACAATTTGCAGCGTGTCTGTCGATTATCTCCTCGGCCTTGAGCCGAACAAGCCCAAAAAAGAAAAAGCCCCCAGCAACAATCTGTCGCTGGAGGCGCTGCGGTTGGCAAAGCTCTATGATACCTTGGATAACTACGGGCAGGACGCGGTGCGCGAGGTGGCGCAGGTGGAAAAGGCCCGGTGTGAGGACGAGGAGCGTTTCTTTCGGGAGGCCAGCCAGGAGCAGGAGCCTGTCGTGATCGACGACTTTACCTTCGCTGCTGCCGCCGGCCCACTGCTGGGTATCGCCGGACAGGAGCGGGTGCCCTACACCATGCAGCCCGGTGACCCGGTGGGTGCGGTCTACACCACCCACGTGAGCGGGGACAGCATGGAGCCCTACTTTCCGGACGGTACGCGCATCTTTGTTAACATGGATCAGGTGCGCGACGGGGACGTGGGCGTGTTCTGCGTGGATGGCGCTACCGTTATCAAGCAGTATCACTACGACGCGATCCTGGAGACCACCTATCTCTTTTCCCTTAATCGCAAACGTGCAGACATGGACGTGGTGCTCACCGCCAACGACACTCGTGCCCTGGTGTGCCAGGGCCGCGTGATGACGCACCGGCGGTTTCCAATCCCCGGATAAAAAAATACCGCCCCGATGCTGGAACATCGGAGCGGCAAACGCGGCGCCACCTATTTAGTCCTTATCTCAAGCTACCACACAATCAAAAAGGAGGATTTGGAGGTCATCCGCACCTCCATTGTATCTTATTGCGGTGAGAATTACAAGGAGGAAAAATGAAAAAGAACACAAAAAAGAGAACCGTCTACGGCACGCACATCACCACTCCCACGGGGGCTCGTGTGTATGTCAGCGGACGAACCAAAAAGGAAAGGGATGATAAGGTCCAGCAGAAGCGGCTGGAAATGAGTATCGGCGTAGATGTCGCCGGCGGCACGACCTTTGAGGAGTACGCCAACCGGTGGCTGCGGGCGTATAAGGCTCCGCCCAAAATCCGCCCGGGCAGCTATGCAATCATCGAGGCCAACCTGCGTAACCACGTGCTCCCGTTCTTTGAGGGAAAGCAGCTGCGGGACATTACTGCTATCGACCTGCAGGAATACCTGACCACGATCAGCGGGTACAGCAAGAGTCTCCAGGCGAAGTGTACGCAGATCGTCAAGGCCATCTTCCGCACGGCTGTGGACAACAGGCTCATTCTGTTCTCCCCTGTTACAAAGGATGAGTTCAAGCCCGGCGGTCCTGGCAGCAAGGTGGAAGAACCCCTGACGCCTCGGCAAGCGCAGCAGCTGTTGGACGCGGTGCGCGGAACCCGGGCTTACCCCTTCTGTCTGCTGGCCTTGACCACGGGCATGCGTCGCGGGGAGATCCTGGGCCTCATGTGGGAGGACGTGGATCTGGACGCCAAGGTGCCCGTGGTCCACGTGCGGCACAACAAGGCGTTCGCGCAGACAAAGCCTGATGCGCCTGTGACAGAGCTGCTGAAGACGGAGGCAGCAAACCGGACATTACCTCTCCCCGAAAGCACGGCTGCATACCTGCGCACGTTGCGGCAGGCTGCCACTTCTCCCTATGTTCTGTCCATGGGGGACGGTCGCTCGCTGACCAAGAACTCTTTTCGGTCTATGTGGGAGATCGTGGTCAGCCGCACAGCCGGCGAAGGTCGGGTTCTCGGGCAGCACGTGCGAGGCAGCAAGACCGGCCAGGTTTGCCTGGACTTCTCCTGCCACCCGCACCAGCTGCGCCACACCTATGCCACACGGCTTTTTGAGTCGGGTTGCGATTTGAAGCAGGTCCAGTATCTCCTGGGCCACAGCAAGCCGGAGATGACGCTGCGCATCTACGTCCACTACCAGAACAAAACCCGCGCCCAGGAAACGGCGGAGAAGGTTTGCTCGGCGCTCGGCGCACTGGCATAACGAAAGGGGCCTTCCACTTAGAAGGCCCCTCCTTCAGCCCCATATTTTAGGCTGTCATAGGCTGTCTTTGGCATTAAAATGAAACGGCTTTTTTCGTTTACATAATATTCCGCAGACGTAAATGAGCACAAAAAAGCGAAAACAGGTGTCAACCAAGTGTCAACCAAAGGCAGCAAAAGAGGGCCTAAAACAGCCTATTTTGGTTGACATTTTTTCCAGTTTCTGGATGCACTTTAGCCTATAAAAGAGCCCGCAATCCATTGTGGCACAACGGATTGCGGGTGGTGCCCCGTGGGGGGTTCGAACCCCCGACACCCTGCTTAAAAGGCAGGCTGCCTGTGACCTCAATCCATTGTGGCACAACGGTTTTCGTACTTCACATTATTAAAGTGTCAACCAAAGTGACAAAATACCGTCGCAAATTCGGGTGAAAAACGAAATAAAATGAAAGGTAGACATAACACCGCAATAAGATACAACGGCAAAACGGTTGTCGCTGGGGGTAGGTTTTCATAGCCTCTTGTGGGCTGCTGTGCGGCCTCCTTCTTCCCTAAAAACTTTTTTCAAAAAAGGTATTGACGTATTTGATTTTACGTTGTATACTATGGCCATAACAACGTATTTCTGAATACGTATCACGAAAGGAGGCCATCACAATGGCGAAGGAATGGGATCGGAAGAACATGAAGACGATGGGCGTAAACATGAAGCGTGAGGAAGCGGAGGCTTTCCAGAAGCTGGCGGCTGAACACGGCACCACGGTAGGCGCCATGCTGCGCATGTATATCCAGGGCATGCTGGCGGATGCGCAGAGCGACCAGGCGGAGGCGGGGCTCACCCACATCGTCAGCTACAAGAACACGGACCGGCTGAAGCATGAAACGGCGTTCCACAACTCGGAGCACCTGACCCCGAACGGCGTGCTGAACAAGATCCTGGACCGCTACTTCGACTTCGTAGACGAGGTTCGCAAGTAATCTCTCCCCCGCGCACGTGTGCAAGGTAGAACAGCGTAGCTGTCTCCACCTTGCACACGTGCGGCTTTTTGCATATAATGGTGTTCGCAGCAACCGGCAAGGAGGAGAAAGGACAGGTGAACAGATGAAAGGCGCTATTATCGGTGACATCGTTGGCTCCATCTATGAGTTCCACAACATCAAGACAAAAGATTTTCCCCTGTTTCAGGATCACTGCATGTTCACGGACGACACCGTAATGACCTGTGCGGTGGCTTACGGCCTGTATACACACGATGCGCATGATCCCGATATTTCGGAGTATCTCGCGCATCGCATGCAGGATTTTGGTCGCCGCTATCCCCACAGGGGTTATGGCGGGCGCTTCAAGGTCTGGCTGTGGCTCCCCAACCCGCAGCCCTATAACAGTCTGGGGAATGGCGCCGCTATGCGGGCTTCGCCTGCCGGTTTCTTTGGTTTCACGCCGGAAGACGCACGCCTGGTCGGTATGTCCACCGCACTGCCCACGCATAACCACCCTGAAGGTTTGAAGGCGGCTGGTTTGATAGCAGAATTGATATGGCTCGCGCGGAACAACGTGCCCAAGGAAGAACTGCGGAAGCGAGCACTGCAGGTCTATGAGTTACCGACACTGGATGACATCCGGCCGGTCTATAGCTTTGACGTGACTTGTCAGGGCACGATGCCTGTGGCGCTTTCTGCCTTCTTTGAGAGCACGAGCTTCGAGGACGCCATTCGCAACGCCATCAGCGTCGGGGGTGACAGTGACACCATCGCAGCCATCACTGGGTCTCTCGCAGAGGCATTTTATGGAGCCCCTGAAGATGTGTGGAAACGGGCGTGTGATTTTCTCGACTCGGACCTCATTAAGGTCGTTGAGCGGTTCTACACTTTTTGCGGAGCTTCTCACCCGGTGGCGCATCGCATAAGCAGTCTTCTCACCTATCAAGAAAAAAGTCTACTATAGAGCAAAAGGACCGGCCTGGTGTCAGGCCGGTCCTTTCTCATGTTTTAGCTGTACGGGTTGGTCTTCCAGCTGCTGTTGATGAGGCCCCACAGCAGGGCTTTCTGCGCCTGGGGAAGGTTCGCATTATCCAGGTAGGAACGCGCCTCCGCCTGCGTCACGCCGCCGCTGCCGTCCGTGTCCAGTCCTGCTCGCATCCGGGCATACGCATCGAGGGTGACTCCGCCTCGCAACGCATCCTTCAGCTTATCGTACGCTGTGCCAGAGAACAGCTTGGACCCGTAGGTAATGTACGCCGTGATGAACTCCGCCTCGGTCATACCGATTTCGCGGTCTGCGTTCCGGGCGTTAATCACCCATTTGTCCGCTTCGAAGCGGTCATCCACCTGGTCCTTGCTTACCTGCGTCGCGTATTCGTAGACCTTCTTCACAACGTCTGCCTTGGTATCGTCAGACATGCGCCGGTATGCCGAGCTTTGCGTCAGCTCTGTCAGCACTTGGTAGGCCGTCTGTCCGCGGGTGGTGTTGTAGGTCAGGAACTCATCTCCGGTGAGATTTTTGCGTTCTCCGTCAACTTCGATGTACTTCTGCGCGTTGCTGATCAGTACGCCACTGTTGCCGGTTGCCTCGTACAGACGCAGTAGCTCTCGCTCCATGTCAGAGGTTTCTACCTTCGAGCCGTAGCCCGGGCTGAACAACTGCCGCAGGACATTCAGGGTAGCCGTTTCCGCGTTGTTGTGCGTGCGGCCCCAGGCGTCCGTGTATACGATCTGCGCGTAATCCCAGCCCGGGATCCTCGCAGATAGCTTGCCGGCGGCGTACTGCCAGTCCGTAGGCAGAGGGCTGTTCTTATCCGTGTAGGTCTGCATCCTTCGGTTGTCCGCGGCACGTTCCGCCTGGCCGAGCACCGTAGGAACGACCTGGGAAACGAAGCTCCACAGTGCGTCCGTGGTGAGACGCACCAGGGCGGAGTCGTCCCCGTAGTTGGCAGCGTTGTCAATCAGATCCTGGATGCCCTGCAGCATGGACATTTCCAGCACAGGGTCCGTGATGGTCTTCATCGCGTCAAGCGCGGACTCCAGCGTCAGCCCTTCCGCAAGGAGCGCTTCCTGCAGGTTTGCGCCCAGGAACAGGGGTACGCAGGTGGGCGCCATCCAGTCCAGCGTGTAGCTGTAGCCATTTACCTCCAGTGCATACGCCTGATGACCTTCGCGCTTCCACTGCTCCTTCTCCTTGTCGTCGTCGGGAGCCTTTCCGGTCAGCAACCCCTGGGCGGCCAGGGCAAATCCCAGGTACAGAAGCCCGGACCCGGTGAGCCCCTTGGCCAACTGGTTCACAATTTCCGCTCCGGTGACGTTGCCCTTCCCTACGGCTTTTGCGGCCAAAGAGTACGCGCCATGCAGCAGTCCAACAGGGCTGTACTCAAACGTGCGCACCAGGATGTTCGCGGGCGTTTTGCGGAAGGGCAGCACGCCTTCGATTACCGCGGCGGCAGCCTTCTTCACCGCATTGTCGGGGTTACGAATACGTGCACGAACGATCAGGTCAGAGAAAGCGTTGTTATCGCGGTACGTGGCTTCGGCCGCCTCCCGGATAGCGTACTCCCGAGCCTTATCCTTCAGCTCCTCACTGGCGGTAGACCACTTCTCCCCGTTCGCCTTGATGTATCGTGCCAGTGCATCGGCGTAGGTGAAGGAGCAGAACACACTATCTCCGGTGTCCATGGCCCAGTCGGTCGCCTTGCGGTAGCCCTCCAGCAGTTTGGACTTGAAGATGCGACGTTTTTTCTCGATCTCTCGGGCAAAGCGTTTGCTGTCGTCATACTTGCCGCCGCCAAGGATCATTTCTCTTACGTGATTGTAGTCCTCAAACGCGGCCTTGAAGGTCTCTCGGTCACGCAGCACAGAAGTCGTGCGGTCAATACGGCCGCCCATTCTCTGGATCAGGGCTTCCGCAAGGCCGGCTACGTCGGATTTGAGCATCCGCATGGGCTGCATCATGGTGTTGCCCAGGAAGTTTCTCACCTGCGTGCGGAAGTTACCCAGCATAGCCAGGTAACGCCACGCGGTGAACTTATCCATCGCCGTAGGCGGGATTTGATCCGCGATATTCTGTGCGATCTGCTCCATGATCTCGTCGCGCTCTGCGTCGGTTTTTGCCCGGCGCCAGGCGTCAATCAGGGCCTGGTCGATAGTCACACCGGGGTACTGCGTGGGGTCAAGCCCCCGCTTGGCCAGCTCGTCGTTGATCCGATCCACCTGGCTCTGCGCGGCATAGAGTTTCGCTTCCGGGGACAACTTCTTCAGGATTTTTGCCGCCTGAAGGGCCTGTCCCGCGTGGCGCAGCAGGTCCGCATAGTCTGTCAGGATCCCAACGTACTCTGTACCGGAAGCGTTGCTGTTGCCGGCGTTGTTCAGCAGGGTGGCACCCATGGCAACAAGATCCTTGTTGACCTTACCTTCAGAGATTGCCTTAGTCCAGTTGATACGCGCTGCCTGGAAGCCTTCTTTGTCGATTTTGGCGCGTGCTCTATTCTCGGCAATCTTATCGGTCACCGGGATGTACGAGAGCTTTCCACCCACAACCGCGGAGGCGATGTCCTTCAGCCGCTCCTCGCTGGTGATCTCAGCGCCCATGACAGTAGAGGCTGTCTTGGAAACCCGATTATCCGCTGCCGTACGTGCCGGCACAGCCACCTCGCGGAAGTTGCTTCCGGTTTGCGGGATGTCCCCATACTTGTGACGGTAAATGATCCAGGCGGCCACGGTGTTGTCAACCTGGGCAATAGAGCCGAGGTCTCTTGCCGTGACTGGATGGGTGGTCGCCTCAGTTTGGGCCTGATCGTATGCCGCTTCTGCGCGACGTACCATCTCGGCAAAGGTATCAATCTTGGGCTGCTCTTTGGTTGTCTTCTCCATGTCGAACTTACGCGTGGGCTTTCCACCCGCCGGGTCCGCAATTTGCCCGAGGACAGTGTCAAAGGTCAAGGAGTCGAAAGCCCAGCCAGTTTGCTGTGGGTTCCTGGTGGACATGATTTCCTGGCTCCGCTCCTTGTGAGCGTACAACACTCGCCCCTGCTTGACGGCCAGTTCAATCACGCCGCGAATGTCCGTGGGACGCTTACCGAAGCCGTAAATGCTGGTGATGAAATTGGCAGGACCTTCGACACCATCATATACAGCCGTGCCGTTGGGGTGAATAGTAACGATGATTTGTCTCCCACGGTAATCCTTTTCCGTGGTCACGACAATAACATCGTTAGACTGCACCCGGGCATCTTTAATCAGCAGTGCAGGCTCCCGCAGCAGTTCCGGCAGCTTTTTCAGTTTGTCCTCGGTGATGCCGTGGTAATGGTCATAACCGGACACCGGGCTGCCGTCTGCTCGTTCCACACGCTGGTGATTGGCGTCTCGCAGATGCTTCTGCGTGACCAGGATCGGGAGGTCCCGCAGGTTGATGGCGGCCAGAGCTTCCGGCGTCTCATAGGAGACATACACAGAGGAGGTTCGGATCTTTCCGTTTGCGCCGGTGTACGCCGCAACATGGCGGTTCATCTTCCCTGCCAGGGTCATCGCCAGTTGCTCACCATAGGAAAGCTTTGGCGCCGAAATGTCAGGTGGATCAAAGGAGAGTTTTTCCTTCGGACCAGTAGAAGAAGCACTCGGTTTCCCGGGTGCTTCTGCGTTTTTGCTATTCGCTTGTTCTTTCTTCACCCGGTCCTTCCACCCGAAGTCCAGGCGCATGGTGCCGGAAATATGCTTGGGCTTTTCACCGCGCTTTACGTCGTTGGAGACTGCGACGTAACCGTCTACTATCGCCGGTGTTCTTTGCCGATCTGCTCGTCGAAAAGCAAGCTCCAGTGGGGATCGTCTTCCGTCTCCTCCATCCACTCTATCGTGGCGTCCTCCAGTCCGATCTCCCTCACTCTCGCTTGAAACCGCTGTTCCTCCTCCATCTGTTCCTTCGTGAGCATTTTCGTACCTCCTCTTATACCACTCGAATGTTTCCTTCGGTCCGTTTTCGTATTTGAATGACGTAACTTCCAGGTCCAGAAACCGTCCATCCGAGGCAAAACGCATCATGTTACGCCCTGCCGCTTTGTTGGGGTTCAGATCATTCAGTTCAAGGTATACGTCGTAGCCATACAGGCGTGCTTTTTTGATGTACTTTTCCACGCTTTTGACGCTGGCGCCGACAATGGGTACTACGATGTTGTCCCCATAGTAAAGGGCCATCGAATAAGCATCCCACATGATTTCTTGGCTTTCCTTGTGCACACGCCCTGCACCCCAGCCATCATCAAACTCCGGTATCATCTGTTTCGCGTCATCGCTGTCCAACACGCGGGACTTATACTTGTTAGAAAGAGGATCCACTACCGCGCTGGACTTTCCAGCCGCGGGCAAGCCAATCACGATGTCAAGGCGTCGGTTTCTGGCCACCCCTCCCTCATAAATCGTCTCTCCTCTTTCGTTCACTCCGCTGGCGCTGCCCTTACGCAAGAGGTCTCTCGTCCACTGTTTCCGTTTTGCATCTCGCTCCGGCGTGTCAATAAAACGCGTAGGTTCTCCCGCTGCTTTCACCCGTTCCTTTGCCATCTGGATCTCGGGGATTGCGTTGTACTGTTCCACGGTGATCTGACGCCCGCTCAGAAGCTCGAAAACCGCATCCACGTACTGCTTCGACAGTGGCTTCCCCGTGAGCCGGTGAACCATACGGGCGAGATCCTCCCGGCTGGGAGGAGGTGCGCCCTCATCGCTGGTGGTGTTAACACCTACACCGTCGATGCTATTCTGTGTGTCATCCGTAGCGTCTGCGGGATCAAAGCTATAGCGATAATCCGGGTCCTTGGTGGGCGTTGTGTTATCCGTGTCCTTTACCTGGTTGGAGTAGAACGCAATCAGGACGGTTGAGGGAGTCCGGGACTGCGAATAGGTGCCCATATCGACCAAGTTTTTGAAGATTACGCCGTCATAGCCGTTGTCATACGCATACCGTGCCACACTGCGCGTTGTTATGGTCCCCGTGTGCGGGTTAAGCTCGCCTTCCCAATAGGGCTGGCCCTCCAATTCCTGCGCAGAAAAGCCCTTTCTGTCAAGGTTCGACCAACTTCTACCGTGCGCGTCGATAATGAGTGGGTTCTCCAGGTTCAGGTATGTTTCGTAGATACCAAGCCCAGCCTTGGCCGACAACTCCCGAGAAACGTCTTCGGCCGTTTTACAGAGCTTCGCATTGTTGAAAAGTGTTATGCCTACGGCAGGGTCCGGATGCTTCACGAGACGGAATGTTCCGAGCATCTGTTCCTTATTCAGTTTAACCCCCGGGTCCGTTCCGTCGTTCAAAACTCTGTCTGCGGCTCCGACAATCTGGTTTCCGGTAAAGGTGATGTCGTGAACATGCAGTTGTCGTAGGGCGTTCAGTTCTTTGAGTATGGCTCTCCTGAACGACGGCGCAAGCATAGGATCACCAGCAGTCCCTGCCCACTCGTCTAACGCTTTTAGCTTTGCTTCGCGCAGGAAAGTATTGTACGCCTCCATGTCCTCCGCGTCAGAGTACATGTCCAGGAGTTCCCCCCAGGCGTGATCACTTTCTTCGTCACCGAAGGTCTGTGCGTAGAGGTCGTAGAGCTTATCCAGGGCATCATAGGCGTCATTTACCTCTTTAACGAGGACTTCTTCCAGCTCTGCCTCCGCCGTTTCAAGGGGCAAAACCTCCCCGATTTCAAAGCCCTTCGCTCTCAAAAACTCCAGGGCCATGTCGGCGTAGCGTTCAACAAATTCAGCATTAGACGCGTCGGTGCGGTCGTCGGGGTAAATGCGCAGCCAATCTTCATTGAACTGCTCCATTTGCTGATCGTATCGCTTCGTTGCCTCATCCACAAAAGCGCCAAACAGCGGATGAACCAACACGTCCTGCGCTGTTCCGCCACGAGGAATGTGGTACTTATAGTCGTCGGGTTTGCCAAGGGGACTCATATACGATTGAGCGACTACGGGGCTGTCAGTGAAGAACAGGCAAAGGTGGTCATCGCTCTCTTGCGGATCAAACACAACAAAGCCAAATCCGCCCGTACCGTGGTATACTCGCAGCAGGAAGCCTCGGTCATTCCTTGCTTTACTGCGGACAAAGAACGTCCTTTGCTCATCTGTCAACGATTTTCCTGTGCTATCCTTAGTCGGTGTCTCTTGGCTGAGTTCCCGGTCTGCCCGATCCAGGTCCAGTTTTGTCACCTTTTCTTGGCTTCTGGAACCTGCTGCGCGTCGCTTTCCGGCCACAATCTCATTTACTACGGGCCAAATGACATTTCGAATTTGCGCAAGATCGGCGTCATTAACACCGTCTCTCTGTTTCATAGCGCAGCAGTCCGCCAAGAGCTCCTCGTAGAATAGCCATGCGTTTTCTTCCGTAAACTCCCCAAACAGACTTTCGTAATGAAGATAACTTGCCCGAACAAGCCGGTCCAGATCCTCCCCCCTGACGCCGTTCTCCGAGAGACGATCCAGTAAAGATGCCTTAGTATCAGGGTTTCGGTCGATCACCGCGTGAAAGAACTCGTGGAAGAACGTGGTCCACATGGACTGTGTTTCTGAGTCAGCTCTTACGATAATCTGCCCCGGGGCAAACATCCCGTTAATACTGGTTGCCCTGCTCGTTTTACTGCGAATTGGGCCCAACACAAACCACACTCGGACGCCCACTTTTCTACCAAGGCGCACCATTTTTTGCATCGCATCGGTCAAGTGGTTTACCTGAATACGCTTTACAGGTTCATACGAGGGGCCGATACTGGTCCGCGTTGTGGGAAGGTTCAGGGATCTAATCCTCTGTGCTTCCTCGTGATTACGGCCTACTTCTTTCCGCGCCTTGCCACTTTCTTCTTTGCTACGCGTACCTTTCTGCGCGGGTACAGCTTCGGATCGTCCAGCGGATTTTCGGGAAGTCCCATTTCTTTCCTTCTTGCCCGAATGGTCTCCGCCACGTCCTTCCACACTTCTGCTTCCGTTTGCTTCAGTGCTTCGGGATTGATCTCGCCCGTGTCGATCTTGCGTCGCAGCTCTTTTTGACTCTCCTCGAACTCCTGAAGTTTGTCCTCCGGAACGGGAACTGCGTTCCCCAGCTCGTCTTCCACCATCAGAATTGTTTTCCGGGTCGGTTTGTCCTGCTTCTTGTCCTCCATTATTTTCCTCCCTGCCACTCGTCTCATCGCTGTTCTTTACGTTTTCAGTATACACCTCCGCGGTGGGCTTGGCAACCCCGGCCGCCACGGTTTCCTGGCGGAGATGCTGGAAGATGTCCCGTATCTTTTCAGGCGTAGCCTCTGCGTCACGATTTTCTTTGTACCAGTCCGAAAAAGACTGGAGCGTCCACGTTTTTCCGCCTTCGTCCACGAAAGAGTCATCCAGGAACTCCTGCCACCGCTTGCGGATCGTCTCCTTGTCTGTGGGCATACCCTCCACGGTTTTGGCCACGTTCAGATACTGCTGCTCAAACTCCTCGTAGCTGATGCTTGCTCCTTCCGGAGTGGAAACCGCCGCCGTGTCATCCGTGTTCTGCTCCACCGTGGCCTGCTGTGCTACTGGTGCCGTCCGCTGGGTCTGCTGTACCAATGCTTCTACCTGCGTCTGGCCCTCGCGTACCAGGGCACCCAGGGCGTCCTTGATTGCGGTGCGCACAGTGGTGTTGTCCGTATCAGTACCAAAGGACAGTCCCAGGGCAGACTGCGCTTCCTTGCTCCGGAACACAGTGCTGACCGCTTTGGCAATCTTGGTCCGGTCCCCAGTGGCGAACTGCTCCGCGGCCTTCTGTACGGTGGTGTTCTGGCTATACACGACAGTCGGCTGTGCGCTCTCCCGTTTCACGCCCCGACGCATAGACCGTTCGGCCTGCTGCACCAGTTTTCGAGCTGTCCGGCCGGTCTCCAGGAGTTCTTTACGCTCCTCGTCACTCAGGCGCATGACCTCCTGCTGCAGGGTATCAGCTGCTTCACGGACGCGCTGGCTCTCGGCTTCGGTCATCTCCCGGTCTCCTCGGGCCTCCACGGCCTGCGCAACTTCCTGTTGCACTGCTGTCAGCTGATCGGCCGCGATTTTCGCCGGATGCTCCGCGGCCAGCGACTGTGCGCCGTACCACATTTCCTCTGCACGGGCATTGACCGCATTGTTCAGCACCACGCCGGTGCCGCCCATCAGGCCGCCGGCGAGCGCACCGCCCAGGAAGGAAAGCGCCGTATCAGACAGCTGATCCTTCACAGCCAGGCCGGTCGCCTCGGAGTCCGAATAGCCCATGCCCCGATAGTGCTGGATGTTCTGCCGGAACTTGCTCTGGTCCTTGGCCACCAGGGCCTCCCCCATGAAGTTGATCACGTCGGACAGGACTTCCTCGCCGCCCTCTGCGAAGACGTTGGTGGCCAGGGACTTCAGGGCCGTACTCGCACCCTTGCCCTTGAACACCGTGTCCATAAAGGCGTCCATGCCAATACGTTCGGTCAGGTATTCCGCCGTACCGCTGATCAGGCCCAGGGTCAGCGCCTGGTTATCGCTCAGCCCGCGCTCGTGGGCCTCCTGCAGCGTGTTGGTGGCGGCGCCGCTGGCCATGATCGCCAGGCCCACGGGCTCCGGGAGACCACCCGCAGCCAGGAGCATGTTCACACCGGAGTCTGCGGCAGACATCAGCGTCTGGTACATAAAGGAGCCAGCTTTGCCACCGAACTCACTTTTCGCGTTGTCCTGAATGTCCTGCGAAACCTGCCCCCGGATAGCACTGGTGGCCCCGCTGGCCAGCATCTCCGGCGCGTTGTAGTTGGTAGGCCGGTCCGGATGACGGACCTTCTCCGCCAGAGCGGCCACGTAGCCCAAGCCGGAGGCAGCATTGGTCGCCACGCTGCCGATGCTGGCCGCAACAGGAGCCGCCTGCGCCAGCTCACGCGCACGCTCCTCCATGGCGGTGAAGCGCTCGTTGTCCAGCTGCCGGACCCGCATCTCCACCAGCTCGTCGATGTCTGCGGCCTTGATACCGGCCGCCTGCAGCTGCTTCTTCAGGGCTACCACGTCCGCCGGTTCTACGTCCTTCGGGTCAGCCTCCGTCTGCCGCAGGTGGTGCGTGCTGTCGCTGGCGGTCTCCTTACGCATTTCCCGGGCAATCGCGTCAATCGTGGACCAGGTTGCCGTGTCGTTCTGCTGCATGGTGTCCAGTTGGGCCGTCCACTTGCGGTCGTACTGCACGCCCAGGGCCCGATCGTACTCGTTCTTCTTCTGCCGGTACTCCTGCTGCAGTTCTTCCGTGCGCACGTTCATGGCCGCACGGTGCGCCTCCAGGCGCTTCGCGGTTACGGTGTCTCCGCGGGTCTTGGCAGCCGTGATCTCCTGGTCCAGGAGCTTCCGGGTGTGGGGGTCCTGCATCAGGGTCAACTGGCGCTCCGTCTGGTCCAGACTGGTCTTCCGCTCGCCCAGGTTCCAGCCGGCCATTTCTTCTTCCTCGGCCTGGCGCTGCTTCCAGTTCTGATAGGCAAGAGCGGTGTTCAGACGGTCCGAAATCTCCTTTTTCTCCTGCTTCAGCCGCTTGACCTCGTTCGTGTCGGCCGGCTCATTTTTCGTACCGGTCACACGCTCCCGGGATCCGGAGCTGGTGAAGGTGGGCTTCTGCTTCGCCTGCGCGGCCTGCAGCGCCTGCGCGGCCTGCAGCGCCTTCTCCGTCTCCTGCAGCTGCATCCGGGAGGACTCCAGCCGGGTAGGACTGACCGCGCGCCCTGCGGCGAACAGGCTCCGGGCAACGGTGTTGTTGTCCGACGTATAACGCTGCTGGCCGTTTGCTACCGGACGAAAGCCAACGAGCTTTCGGTCGGAAGAACTGCTCCCCTGCTGCGTGGGCTGCTTTTGGGCCTGCTGCTGCTTTTCCTTCTCGTCCTCGTCAGGGCGACGAAATCCTACGATACGTTTTGCCATGCGTCAGCCTCCTTAATAGAAACGCTGGTCTCTGTCTTTGCGCGTGTTGCCACCGCTCTTTCCGCCTCGGCCATTACCCGCGTTGTCTTCCTCGTACTGTGGTTCCAGCCCGAACAGAGCCATGAGCTGCACCATTTCCGCTTCGGTATATTCCTTCCCGCGCCAGGACCATTTACCCGTCTTTTCGTTGAAGGCGGGTGCATTGTAGTCACTTCCATACGCAGCAGAGTCCTTCTCAAAAGAGGAGCGGTAGTTTTCGTTGGCGTCATGCCGGTGAGGTTCAAGCAGCGGGGGATTGTTTCCGTCACCGTCACCGCTACCGCTACCGTTGCCAGTACCACCGCTACCGGCGCCGGCACCACCGCTGCTTCGATAGCTACCGCCACCGGCACTTGCCGACAGCTGCATCGCCGCGATATACTGCTGTGCCTGCTCCCGGGTCAAACCGAGGGCCTTCAGCTGGCTGTCAGAAGGCATGATCCCTGCGTTCAGCAGCGCCTCGCCCGCGCTGGCCAGGGTCTTGGTCTCACTCTGTGTCACGGAGAAAGCGTGCTCGGCGTCCCACTCGCTCTGGTTTCGGAGGAAGTTGGCAGCCTGCAGGCCGTAGTTGGCAGCCCACTCACGCTGGCCCTCCAGGAAGTTGGCCAGCTGCAAACCGTAGTTGGCCTCGAACTCCCGCTGGTCCTGCTGGAACCCGGCCAGCTGCAGGGCATAGCTCGCGTCCCACTGCCGCTGATCCTCCAGGACTTTGGCGGCCTGCATAGAGAAATCCGCCGCCCACTGTGCCATGCTCTGGCGGAACTGCTCGGCGTTCAGGTTGTACTCTGCGGCCCACTGCTCCAGGGACATCAGCTGGCTCAAGTAGTTCTGTGTCAGCTCCAGGAACTTATCGGCCTTCTCGAACTCACCCCGGGCCCGCAGGTCTGCGATCTGCCGCGCCGTATCGGTGGCCAACTTCGTCTGCGCCTGGTTGACCTGGAGCCGGTTTTGCGCCGCCGTGTTCTGGATGGACCCGTACTGCGCCTGGCCCACGCCGCCGCGGTCGCCCCGCGCCTCTGCGTAAAGCGCCTGGTTGTCCAGGGCTCTCGCTTCATCCGCGGAAATCTGATCCCGCATGGCCTGGTACTGGGGCTGCGCGTCCTCCTCGGCCCGCTGCAGCTCCGTGATGCCCTGCTGTGTGGCGTAGTCGATCTGGCCGGTGGCCTGCTCCTGGGCCGCCCGCAGCCACGCCTCAAGTTCCGGACGAAGATCCGGCGCGTTAGGCACATCTGCCTGGGGCACGTTGATGTTCTGCAGCTGGTCTCCGAGCTGCGACGCAGGCGGCGCCTCCACGGTAGGAGCAGGCGTCGTGGGCCCTGTCGGCGCGGGCGTCGCGGCCCCGGGGTCGGGGGCGTCATAGTGCTCCGCCGCCTGGCCGCCTGTGGTAGTCGTGGTCGAGGTTTGGGAGTAGGTGCTGCTGTTGCCCACCGACGCGGGGGAAGTGACCGGCGCGACCGGCTGCGTGCTGTAAATCGGGCCCTGCGCCAGCCGTGCCTGCAGTGCGCCGTTTGTCTCCGGACCTGCAACGCCATCCACGGCGATATTGTTTTTAGTCTGGAAGTCCCGCACCGCCGCCTGGGTTTTGGGGCCGTAGCCGCCGTCCACGTCCAGGCCGTAGTTGCCCACCGTGTTCAGGTTCTGCTGCAGCGTCCGCACATCGTCCCCGGAGCTTCCATAGGAAAGGTTTGCCATGTTTGTCCCTCCTTATCGAAAAAGCAGCGCCACACTTGTGACGCTGCTTCTTTTTGTTCCGAGGCCCATCAGCACAGCAGCTGGGCCCAGGTCTGTGCGCCCACCCAGCCGTCGGCATCCAGGCCGCGGCTGCGCTGGTAGGCGATGACAGCCCGCTCGGTCGCGGGGCCGAAGCCGCCATCCTCTGCCAGGCCGGCATTGTTGTACTTGTTCAGCAGGATCTGCAGCGTGCGCACATAACCGGAGTCCATACCACGGTGCAGAACGGGCAAAGTGATCATGCAGGTTTCCTCCTCATCGTTTTTCGGCTCGGCGCTGGTCGCCAGGCGCCGGGTGACTTCCTCCGCAATCTGGCCCATGCGGACAAACAGGTGCTCGCCGGGGCAGGATTTGCTGCTGTCAAACCAACGATGCACCGTCAGGATCATCTCGTCCGCTTTGGGCTGGTAGGACAACGCAGCCGTCTTGGTGCCCAACCACAGGAGCTTTCGCTTGCCGTTGCGCCGGCAGATGTCGGTGCAGAGGTTGAGCAGGGACTTGTATGCCGCAGCAGTCACCGCATAGGGCGGGGCGCTATCGCTGGCCGTCTCGATGGTCACCGCCCGGCAATCGTTACTATATGAGCTGGTGCACCAGGAGTGCGTGGACTCCGGCACGTACAGGCCGATCTTGCCGTCGTAGCCCACACCGTAGTTGCTGGACGCGGCGGTGCTGCGCCAGGAGAACCACGTACCCAGCGACTCCACGGAGCACTGCGCCACCGTGCAGTGGATGCTGATGCGGTCGATGGCGTGTGTGCGCAGGCCATAGTTGTTGGGCGACAGGCAGGTGTGTGACACCAGCGGAGAGTTGGTAAAAGCCATGTTCTCCGCCTCCTTTACTCCACGGGCTTCTCGGGCTCGCCTGCCTTGGCCTCCTCCTCGAACGCCTCATACTTCTCGGCCAGGATCGCTACCATATCGTCCCGAAGCCCGTTGTTCTGGCGGAGCATCTCTTTATACGCATCCTGATTGTCCTGGGCTTTACTCACGTTGTACTGAGCGTTCGAGATGCACAGGCAGGCACCGAGAAAGGCGTTGATCGCCACGATAGTAGCGGAGATCTCCTCGCCCAGGGGCAGGGACCAGATCGGAAACAGGCTGCGCACAAGGACAGCCAGCGCAGGAAGGAAGATGATGCACACCCATTTCAGGGCGTCGTACACTTTGTTGGAAAAAATGGTCTTCATAGGTATATCTCCTTTCACACTTTTGCGACGGCATGCGCCGCCTCGTCTCTCAAGAAACTGCGATAGCTGGCCTGGGCCTCTCTGGCCGCCTGGATGGCCGGCTCCAACGTGCCGTTGGTGTGCCCGTCCCGCAGAGCGGTCGCCGTGACCACAGAGAGCTCGCATGTCGCTGACATGAGCTCCATGCTCAGGCGGCTCTCCTTCTCCCGCCGCTCCGCACGGGCGGCGGTCCTTTTGCGCTCAGTGTCGGCCTTGTGCTCGATCACAGCCACAGCTATGGCGCTGGCGGCGGCAATCAGGGCGCAGATGATAGTTGCGATTTCTCCCGGCATAGTGCCACTCCTCTCTCCCCTATCAAGCCGGGGCGGCTCTTATTTCCATCGGCCTACAACGTGCCAGTGGAGTGTATAGGCGACGCTGGACGCAGATCCGGCCCGGCACAACTGCACGGCCGGAGCTTTAGTCGTTGATCCTCCAGATCCGTTTGTCATCGCAATCAGACTAACCCCCGAACCGTTTTCCACGCTCACGGTAACAGCCGGTTTTGCAGCGAACGCAAACGGAAAATCAGGCGCCTTGCCGTCGCCGCTGTTGTAGTAGAGCCCACTACTCCCCCACTGTGTTGTCAGGTTCGCGGTCAGGCCCGTCTGCACGCCCCAGCACTCCGCGACGCCGCTGGCCCACTTCCGGTATGTCCAGATACCGCTTGTTCCCCAAGCAACGCACGGATCCGCTATCGCCCACCCCGTCCACGGCTCCGTGCGCCCGGCCAGATAGGAGTTCGTGGCAATCGCGGCGGTCGTATAACTTAGCAGGCACAAAAACACCTGATCTGCAACGCGTCGCTGCACGAAGCCTACAGAGTACGAAAAACTGCCGCCTACCGTCGGTAGATCTGTGGTGGCTTTTCCGGTGTAAATAGGTGTCAGCCCTAATGGGGCCGCAAGCGCAAAGTCAAGGATGCTGCCCTCAACAGCCGCGTTACGCAGGCCGCCTTCAACCTCAAGGCCCCATGCCAGACGGAGCAGACCAGACACGGCATCAGATCGCCCCAGCGACAGGCCATCCATCTCAGGCGTCGTTGCAAAGAGCACACGGCCAGACGCCACACGCACCGTGATGGCGCGGCTAACCGTGCCCAAGGAGTCCGTGACGGTGATGTAGACCTCATAGGACTTGCTGGTGCTCTTGCTATCAAGGATCTTGTCGCCGCTCAACCCGCTCAGCGGCTCCTCCTCTGTCCAGCTGCTGTCCCCTGTCTCGCGCCAGTAGAGCTTGGCCGTGCCGCTGTTGCCGCTACCCCCCAGGGAGCTCACAGAGGCGGCCCAGGCGACTTTGATGTTGGTGCCGTTTGCCGCGTCCTCCGTGCCGTCCTGCTGGCAGCGGACCGCCGTGCACGTGGTGATCTGCGGCGCCGCGTAGGGCTGCACGGTGATGGTAGTGGTATTGCTCCCGCTCCGTCCGCGCTCGTCCGTCACGGTGTAGGTGATGGTCACGGTGCCGGTCTCCTGGAGTGTCGCACTGGTGCCGGAGGCGGCGTTGATAGTCTGCTTGGTGCCGATTTTGATTTGACGGCTAACGATGGCGGAGCCCTGCCCCAGCGTCACCTCTGGCGTGGCCACCTCCACGGTGGACTTGCCCTGGATGTAGCCGCCGTATGTTGTCACGTGCTCCTGGGGGCAGGAGACACTCAACGTCCTCACCGTGGGCTTGACGGAGGCCGGCACGGTCATCTTGATGGTGTAGGTCTTGCTGCCGATCTTCGTGCTGCCGTTGTAGGTGTCCAGCGTCAACGTCACAGTCACGGCGCTGGCCTTGGTGTCCTGCGCGGCCAGCGCCACAGGAGGATTGCTCCAGCTTACCGACGTTGAGCTGGTCTTGCTGGTGATGGTGCCGGACGCACTGCCGCAGGTATAGGTGATGGTATGGGTGAAGCTGGAACTGGCCCGGGAGATCGTCATATTCAACTCCGTCCCCAGGGTGCCGTTGCTCACCGTCATGGTGCTGGCCCGAGGGATGGTGGGCAGTGTCACGGACTGGGACAGGGACAAGCTGGCCGGCGTCCACTGACTCGTGAAGCCGCTGTGCCAGTCTGCCGAGAGGGTGACGGAGCCGGTGCCGTCCGCGGCGTGCGCTACCTCCACCGTCTTCGTGCCCAGCTTGATCCACGTGTTCTTCTGGGCATCAGTGTAGCTGTAGGGGTTGTAGGTCCGGGTGCCCTGGATCGTGTAGTAGCAGCTGTTGGCAGCCTGGTTGTAGCTCTCTCCCGTGCCGTCGTAGATGTAGAGGGCCAAGGAAAGCGTGGACTTGTTGTTGGCCACGCTCTGGCTCACGGTATAGTCCAGCCGGAGCTGCCACCCGTAGGTGGATTTTGAGCTGTATATGCTCGCCATCACTTTGCCCTCCCTGTCAATGCTCCCGTCGTCGGATCGACCACCAGGAGCAGGTTCCCCAGTTCCATGGTCGCTGTTTCGCCCGCGTTCAAGGCGGCCAGAGTCAGCTGCGAGAATGTGGCACCGGTGTCTGCGTGTACCTGCTGAAGGGCCTCTCTCGTGCTACGCTTTCGCATCAGCCACGCCTTATCGGTAAACACGGTTTCCACTTCACCGTAAACAGGTTTGTCTTCCGCATCCAAACCCGTAACACTGCGGATCACAAAACCTTCCCTGGCGGTCAGCTGGAGGCTGTACCCCAATGTCTGCAATTCGTTACGTACGTTGTTCAGCGTGTCCAGGTAGGTACTCAGCGTCTGCTCCAGCGCCTCCAGCGTGATGCCCTTCTCAGCAACTTCCAGCCGGCTGGACAGCTGTGTAACCTCCCGGAGGAGTTGTTCCTGGGTCACCATGCCCTGCGAGACGCATACGGGATTTGTGTAGGTCGGGGCACTGCCGTCGTCATAGTCGAGGCGCGTCCTCTGCCACAGCCACGTGCCCTCCGGGATGGACGTGGGGTAGTTCTCGTTCCACTCTCCGCCCAGCAGCTCCGTATCGGACGTGCTGAGGTAGTATTCCAGCGTGATGGTCTGGATCCCCACGCCGTCGCGGCCGTAGACGCCAGTGAGCACCGGAGCGGTGGCGTGTGCATCCGTCCAACGGCTTACGGTGACGGGCCCCGTATCGCAGCTGACCGTGGCGGATCCAGCCAGAACCCGCACCTCTTGGGGAACGAGCTGATAGACCTTTGGCTCTGTCCAAAGCCAAAAGGCGGACACCGGCGTGCCCGCCGCGGCCTGGGCGGCAAGCCATGCCTTCCAGTCATCCGTGGTCCAGCTGCCGGGGTCCAGGGGCCGGAACTGCAGGTAGCCGTCCTGGCGGGAGCCGGCGGTATAGGCGTAATACCCCACCGCCACCGTGCTTGTGATGACGGAGACGGCCGGGAAGTGTGAGCAGCCACGGTTGCCGAGCGTGATCCGCCCCGGCACGGGCAGGCGGAAGAAGTGGCTTCTGCCGGAGCCGACGCCGCCCCAGCCCTCCGTGCCGTCAAAGGCCATGCCGCCTCGCGTGACGGTGAGCACGCCGCTCGTCACGTCCAGCGTGCCGGCATAGATCACACCCGCCTGATCCTGCCACGTGACGGCCAGCGAGGCGCTCTCCCCGCCCTCTGGTGTGACCGTGACGGTGCAGCCACTCCGCAGCGTCAGCGGGCAGATGTTGGCCCAGGGGGCGTAGTCCGTGGCGCTCTCCCCCGCCTCCAGCTGCGCCTGCTCGTCGTCGTCATAGAGGGACAGGCGCACAAAGGCGCACTCCGGCTCCGTGGTGATGGTGACGGTATCTCGTTTATTGTAGGCCGTGCCGGAGAGGTACGTCTTGTTCGCGTCGTACTGACACAGGGCCGGAGCGGTAGAGTTGCCCGCTTTGATGAGGCCGCTGAGGGTGTAGACCGTGTCCGGCTCCACGGGGATGTACTCCGTCACGTGCCAGTGCGACGCGCCCGAGCTGGCGGTGCGAAGGGTACCGGCGGCGTTCAGGTAGCGCTCCGCCACGTAGCCGTTTCCGGCGTCCGTGGCGTCCGGGTCGATGCGGTTCTTCCCCATGCCCGGGGCCCAGGGGGCGTCATAGCCGTGGTAGTCACGCGCCGGAGGCTCCACAGCCGCGGTGAGCCCCGCCAGAGGCACAGGGTCCCCGAGGTTGGTGATTGTCACCGGGTTGCCGGTCAGCTCCTCCGTGGGCTCCTCCCCGGGCAAAGAGTAGGCGGTGAGGCGGTAGGTCCAGAGATACGGCTTCTCCGGCGTCATGTCCTGGGGCGTGCGGGTCCAGCCGGGGTCCTCCACGGTGACGCCGGTGGCCCTGTCCGTGGCCAGATAAAAGATCACATCGTCGCCGGCGCCGGTGCCGTCCCGCAGCTCGGCGATGGTGAACTGGCCCTGGGCGACGGTCACTTCGTCACCTCCACGATGAAGGTGGCCTTCACGTCCACGTCCGCGCCGCCCACGGCCAGCGTCTTGCCCGTTTTGACCTCCGAGCCGTCGGCGAAGGCCAGGCGCACGTTCTCGCCCCGGCTGTTCTCCTGGTAGCGGCTCCAGGTATAGGTGAACTGATACGGCGCTGCGGCGTCGATCTCCGCGCCGGACTGGTAGAGGTGGGCCGTCAGGGTGGCGTTACCGCTCCCGTTTTTGAACACGCTGCCGCCATCGGAGGAGACGATGACGGAATAGGGGTCCGTCATGTCCACGAAGGACGCGGTGTCGGAGAAGGTCTGGTTCGCCGTGGGGTTGGTAGGGGATGTGTCCGCGTCCTTGGCCACGCACTTGAAGACTTCGGCTCCTTCCACGTTGGCGGCGGCCACGGTCAATGTCTGCTGCGTCTTCCCTTCCAGCTTCTTCCAGCCCGCTCCGGCCCCCTGGTCGGGGGCGGAGCTGTCCTGCTGATACCACTGATAGGTCACGTCGGTGGCATCCACGGTGGAGCCCCGCCACAGCTCTGCCCTGGCCGTCAGCGTACCGGCGCCGTTGCGGAAGATATTGCCGTCCGGCGTGGTGACCACCAAATCCACCAGTCCCCCGCCGTTCACCACCCGATTGAGCGTAATGGACATCTCGTAGGGTAGCGTCAGACCGGTGGTGGCGTCGGTGTAGTTGAGCTTGCACCGATACTCCACAGAGGGCTCACTGGCGCTGAGGTTTTCCTTGATGGTCAGCGTCTTGCCGCTGACGGTCCTTTTCCCCGCCTCGGTGATGAGAGGCGCGCTGTCCGCGCCCTTGTACCAGTTGAGGTCGGTGACGGCGGCGGTGTCGATCACGTCCTGCCCGGTGCCGCTGCCGGCCACAAACAAGCTGGCCGTCAGCACCAGGTAGGGGCTCTTGTGCCAGTCGGGGTTGCTCTCGCCGCTGTCCGGCGTGTAAACCTGGGCTTTCGGCTTATTGGAACTGATATACCCCATGAGGGTGATGGCGTCGTTGTAGTCGATGATGGTGAATTGGCCCTGCGCGATTGCCATATTGTTTCCTCCTTATTCTTCCTGCTGCGGCAGGCGCATCCGCACCTCGTCGGAAGTGACGGTGTTGCCATTGGCGTCGGTGACGTTGCAGCGGTAGCGGTAGCCCAGGCGGGCCTCGGTGATAGTGATGCTATGTAATCTGGCCGTTTTGTTCCCGCTGCTGCCGGAGTCGGCCCAGCCGTTGTTCCAGACCTGCCACCGGTACGTGAGCCCATATCCCTCTGCTTCCACGGTGAAGCTGGCCGAGTCGCCCAGCTCCCCCACGAAGTCCGCGGGCTGGGCCGTGATGCGCACCGGCTCGTGCTCCTCCGCCCCCTCCGAAAGGGTGCAGAAGAAGGTGGCTCGCACCTGCACGTCAGCGGTCGTGATGGCCACGGTCTTAGCGCCGCCGTAGTGCTCGTTGTTCCACCGCACGTCCCCCGCTGCGTCGGCGCTGACCCGGGTCCAGCGGAAGTCGTTGGCGTTGAAGTGGGTTGTCACTTCCTCCGTGCCATGCCACACCTTCGCCTGGAGCTCCGTGCTCACGTTGCCATTTTTGAACACGCCGCCGTTGGTGCTGACGACCTGCAGCATGTAAGGACTTTCGCCGGGATCGCCCTGGTCGCCCTTGAACGCGCCGCTGTCGGCACGCTCCTCCAGATCCTGCACAGTGCTCACCGCCAGGGTGATCCGGTCATTCATAGCGTCAATCAGGTCATTTCCCTGTCCATCGGAAATGTGAAATGGGTTTTCGCTATCCCCGTCGATCCACGCGATCTTCACGCCGTCCTTCCAGAAGGAAAGGGAGTTATCGGCATAGATTGCCCGATAGCCTACCTGACGGATAACGGTTCTCCCTTTAAGGTCCAGCTCGGTCTCCAGAACTCGCCCGGTGGCCACGCCGAATACAGGCACGGACGCACCGGTCGCTGGGTCTGTCTCGTAGTCCACGATGCCAAAGCGAACGTAGCCCTGGGCGTTTACCTGGTAGTCCGCACAAATCGTTCTCGCAGCGTCCAGGTAACCCTTCAGCTGCGAGAAGAAAGTGTAATCGGTCTCCCAGTTTTCCGCGTTGTAGTCCAGGGAATTGATGACCTGCTTCAAGTAAACACCATAGTCACTCTGCGCCACAAAACCCGTCTTCAGCACCAGTGCGACATTCATCAGATCTATGGTGGTAACCTCACCGGTGTATGGGTTCGTATACGTTAAGACGTAACTATCAATATCACCGCCTTCCGCGTCATCCAGTGCGCCGGAAAGGCAGTACGGCTTAGTGTAGCTCCCACCGTCTGCCGTTGATCCGTCGATGGTGTAAACAGCGTGGGTCGAGGTCCACAAATGCGGCAGCGCCTCCGTCAACGTCGGCACGGTGCTCCCCCATTTCGTCGCATCGGACGGGTCTTCCTCGGACGTTGACAACAGAAATCGGCTGGCGGAGGCATGAAACAACTGCTCCACGGAAAGCAGATGCTTTCCGGTAGGAGCGGTCACACACAAAGGGTCCGTGTATTCAGCCGGCGCGTCGTCCGCATACGTGATGAACATGCGGATCCACAGAAAAGCGTTCTCCCGTTCGGGTGTCTGCGGCAAACCTGCGAACCATTCACCGTCCATCACCTCGGTCCGGCTGCTGGAGAAGTAGTGGCTCAGGCTGACACCTGCGATTGGGTGGCTGTCTCTGATCGCATAAATCCCCGTAGTCGTCTGCATGACCAGGTTGAAAAGATTGTCGTACTGCTCCCGGAGCTTCTCCGTGGTGGTTTTCTCGCTGTCGGCAACTGCCGCCTGCGCGGTCTCCTCCACCTCCTCCGGCGTCACCGGGGACAGGATGTTGGCAAGCGCATCCGCAAAACTAACCGGGTCTGCAAGGCTCACCGCGACCTGGTAGCTCTCGTCCGTCTCACCGAAACTCAGCACCAGCACCTGGTCGCCGGCAACCGCGTCCGAAAGAGCATCCGCGCAAGGGATCGTCACCACCGGACGCTGGCTGCCCTGTACCGCCAGGGCACCCTCCCCCGGGTTGGAAACCACCACCGCCACATAGTAGCGCATGGTGTCGCTGACCTCTGCGGCGAACTTCGCCCGCATCTGCGACCAGAGCTGCGCGGCGAGCTGCCGGTTGTGTTCCAACTGGTTCATCTCACCGCTCCTCTCCCTGATACCGGTACATGATCTGCGCGGAAACCACAGCCAGGTCCTCCCCGGGGCGATTGTTGCGCAGCGTCAGCCCGAACTGGCGCACGTGTCGGCATCCGGTCTTCCGCTTGGCTACCGCAACAAATCCACGCCTCCCGGTCGCCGCAGAAGATACGATGGGCGTTCTGTCCACACGCGTCTCATAGTCCGTGTCATACTGCACCGTGATGGTGGAGTTCGTATCGGAGCGCACGGAGATCAGCACGTACAGCACGTCCTTCAGTCGCTCAAACGTCCCCAAGTGCTGCGTGGGAAACTGATAGACCTTGTTGATCGCAGCGCCATAGTCGCTGTAACTCTCTGTAAAGAGGGTCACCTTTACAGGGGCGTTGCTGCCGCCTTTATTATTCACGTGAAACACGTGGCCCGTGTCGTCCTGCAGTAGTGCTTCCGGCGCGATGTCCGTCCAGTAAAACCAGCTGGGCTTGGCATACGTGCTCACGCTGTAATCCCACGCGTAGACCTTCCCGTTGGCGCACAGCCAGTAACGCTCATCGTCGTCAAAGCTGACCACGGGGGTCGTGCTCTCCTGAATGTCCCGCAGCAGGCCGTGGATGCTGTCCCCTGCAGGTGTCACGTCGTCATTGACCTTCTGGCTCAAACACTGCACATTGTTCTCATAGGCCGCGGAGCTGGAGAGCATGATGTATGCGCCCTGCCGGGAGTTGCAGAACACCAGGTTGTTTTCCACCAGCTGGATCGTCCAAGGCAGGTCACACCCGATCTTGGCGTTGACCGCCACGTAGCCAAAGGAAATCGTGCTGCGCCCGTCCACCGTTTCCAGCTGGTACGTCAGCTTGCCGATGCTGCGTTCCTTCAGCACAATCACGTCGTTGTACTGCTTCCCGAAGCCGCTCACCGCGTCCTCCGTGTCGCCCACCAGGTTGTAGTAGGAGACCGGGAAGTAGTAATACTGCATGGCCAGCTCGTCGTTGCTGTTCCAGAACACAGCGTTGGGCTGCTTCTCACAGCCTCCCAGCAGGATGCACAAGTTCGTGTCGCCCCCGGAAACCGCCGCATAGGTACAGCTCATCACGGCCTGCCGGGCCACGTCGTTCTCCTTGCTATAGGTGATCTCCACCGTGTTGTTCACGATGGGCCGCCCGGGGTCAGGCGCAGTGGCAAAAGTCACCGTGCCGAGCGAAGTATTAACCGTATACTCCGTATTCGACACCGACGTGCCGTTGACCTTCACGCGAACCACGCCGTCGATATACTGCACAGGAAGGTGGTATTCGGTCACACCTTCCACCGCGGTATAACGCACGGTCTTCAGTTTGCTCAGCCGGTTTTCGGGCTGATACAATGTACCGGACCCGTTCGTGGGCGAAGCGTTGATCACAATGATCGGGGCGTTATCCGGTTGCTCCGCCACACGTTGTACGTCCTCCGACGTAAAGGGCACCGCCAGTTCCTCGTCCTCCCCGTTGTAGGTGATGACAAAGAAGCCGCCCCGGTTCTTGTAGAACAGATAGTCCTGATACCGGAAGAACGTCCCCCGTCCGGTAGGGATGTTCTGCCGCAGCGTCTTGAAAGCCACGACCGCGCCTGGTGTGGCAGCCTGCGACATGTCCGCGCACACCAGCTTCCGGCCCACGTGGAAGAACGCCCAGCCGTAAAAGAGCCCGTCGTAGCAGGCATAAAAGTCACCTTCCGGCATATCTGCCGTGACAACTGCCTTCTGACCATCGCGGCACTGCAGCAGCCCATTCTTCCAGGCCAGGTTGATTACGCAAGGGGACTCGTCCGTGTCCACCAGGTAATCAAGCTCCCGGAGGTTCAGGCCACCGGCAAGGCGCGGAAAGTCCACCGTGTAGGTGCTCGGGAACTTCGGATAGTTCGCCAGGTTCATTTGCACACCGCTTCACCTCCCGCCTCAGACTCCACGGAAACCCATGAAGGAATACACGTCTCTGGTCGGCAGCGTTTCCGCCGTGATCTCCGGGGCCATCTTCGCCAGCCGGTCCTCGAAGGCGTTGTTCAGCGTGGCGCAGATGAACGCGTCGTCGTGAGCCGCCAGCATACCCGCCACGTAGTATGGAATTGCCAGGTGCGTTTCCACCGTATTGTCCAGCTCCGTTTCATCCGTCACGTCGTCGTCAACCAGATGCGGATAGCGGTAGTACGTGATCGTATACTCGCCGTCCTCAAAGTCGGGCACCAACATGTACGTGCGGCCCAAAAGGCTGTAGAGTCTTGTGTGCAGCGTTACGCCGTCCAGCGTCCGCACGGTGCCACCGGACTGCAGCTGAAAGAAATCATCCGGCATCTCATACCACACCTGCTTGCCCTTGGTCTCGTGCGTCAGCTCGGAGAGCGGCACGACCACAGGGATCCGGCGCACCGTGGTGGAAATCTCCATCAGGGCGTCGTTCACCAGGCTCGGGATGCGCTTGATGTAATCGTCTTGGTTATTGTAGGTTTCCGCCACGGCCTCACCGGCCCGCGTATATTGGTTCAGGAGCTTCAGCACCTGGTTTTTCACATAGCCATACGTCATGGCGTTCCCTCCTGTAAAATAGGGGGCACCCGGGATTACCCGGGTGCCCCTGTCTCCTGTTTGCCCGATCAGTTGGCCAGATCGGTGGTGGCGCCGCAGTAGTACAGGGCGTCCGCCTTGTTGTTGAGAACAAAGGCGTCGAACAGCACACGACCCTCGCACAGCCAGCCGGAGATGCCGGGGGCGTCGGTGTGGATCTTGTACTCCCACAGCTGCTTGGGCGCAACCGTGGCCATGGGGTGGGCCAGGATGAAGTTGCAGCCGGAAGGCAGACGGCTGGCGGGGACCTTCACGATCTTCACGCCGTCGATCTCGCCCAGGATGCCCTTCAGGATCATCTCCTGGCTCAGGTTGCCGTACCGCATGAAAGCGGGATCCTGCTTCAGCAGGTTGGCGAACTTGTAGCTGCACAGAGCCACGCGGCCGGCATCAGGCACCAGGGCGTCGCCCAGCACCTCCTGGCCCTTCAGGAACAGCTCATAAGCGTTGTTCTTGCCGACGGCCGTGGTGTCGGCGTGGGTGTGCACAGCGCTGGTGCCGCTGCCGGTAGTGATGCCGTAGGCGGCCTTGGCGATCTTGGTGAACACGTACTTGTCGTACATGGGGATCACCACCTGCGCGACCTCACGGGCGCAAGCCTTACCGGCCTGCATCACCATCTCGGACTGCTTGAAGTTGCCCTTGTCGATGGTGAAGGTCCATGCCTTGTCCTGGGTGACCTGCATGGTCTGGATGGTGTTGCCCAGCTCACTGGGGGTGCCGTAGCGGTTGGCGCCGCTGCGGGTGTAGTTGCCCAGGGCAACGGTGTCCACGGAGTACACCTTAACGGTGTCCACACCCTCGAAGCTGTAGCTGTTGTTGGTCACGAGGCCGGCCTGAGACTGCTTCTCAAACCGCTCGTCCACCTTGTTGGAATACTTGGTTGCCAGATTGACTGCCATGTTATTTTCTCCTTTACTCTATCCGGGCGGCATGGCAGCAACGGCGGCAGTTACCAGTCCAGCGCGGAGTCAAATCCCTCCTCAAAGGGATCCTTCTTCTCCGGCGTGGCTTTTCCGCCGCCAGTAACACCCTTCACGGGTGCCTTTGCCGCCGACGCCGCGTTCTGTTTCAAAACGGCGTTTTCCCTCTGCAGGGCAGCGGCGGTTTTAGAACTCTGCTTCTCCCGATACGCCAGGTAGGCGCTCAGCAGAGGCACACCCTTCGAGACAGCCAGAGCTACCTCGTCAGGGGTCTCCTTGAAGTCCGGGTACAGAGCCCGAAGCTGTGCGACCTCGGCTGCGAAATCCCGCGCCGCCTCACGACGCGTCACAGCCGTTTCTGCGGCAGGCTGCTCTGCCTGGGCCGGGGTCTCCTCCTCGTCGTCGGTCAGCGAATACTCACTGCCACCGGCGGCCTCTCGCGCCGCGATCCGGGCAACCTCGTCCGGCATACCGGCGTCCACCATTCTCTCGTGGACCTCCCGATACTTGCGCCGGTTTTCGGCGTCCTTCATGGCGTCGAAAGCGCGACCCTTCTGCAGCAGAGCGATCAGGTCATCGTCGCTCATGGCGTCGATGTCCAGCTCCTCCTCCGCATGGTTCACCTTCAGCTTCAGTTTTCTCGACGGCTTACTCTCCGGCACCTCCTGCCCGTCAGCAGGGGTCTCCGTGGGCTCGTCGTCGGCGCTTTGATCCGACGCATCGGTGGCTTCCTCGTCCGTGGTAGGGACTTCACTCGCCTCCGCGTCTCCATCGTCGTTTTCCTCCGGCGTCTCCGCGTCGGCCTGCTCCCCGTCGGGAGTGAAGGCCGCGTCGTTCAGCTCGCCTTTGTCTGTGAACAGATCAGTCGTTCCGTCCCAACCGTCAGGGAGAAACGTCTCATCGTCACCGAGGATGGCGTCAAACACGTCTTCTTCGTTCATGCTGGTCTCCTTTCTACCCGTGGTGGGGGTAGGCAGATGTATTTACAAAGCACCCCGGCTCCCTTGGTGCAGGAGTCGGGGTGTCAGTGTACTATGTGTCATTCGGCGCGTTGTGCGCCCATCCATCGCGCAGTCTTCTTGGCGATGTTCGGCAGCTCCTCGTAGCCCGCGCTCTGCGCCGTCGGCAGCGCGGCCACCTTCTTATCATCAGAAAGCTCGCCGCCCTCGGAAGGCCCCGCCAGCGGGGAGCCAGGCTGCGGCAGGGCAGCACCGGCGGCCGCGTTGGCCTGCGTACCTTCGGAGATACGCCCGCGCAGCTCGTCGATCAGCTCCTGCTTCTTGGGGATCAGCTTGTCCGGCAGACGCTCCAGATACTGGATCACGTCCAGCGTACCGTCGCGCCGCAGGTTATCCAGCGTCTGCGTCATGGCGATCTCGCTGAAGTAGGTCGCCGCGCCCACGTCGGTGCTCATGTTCAGGTAGATGTTCTTGAGCTGGGAGAAGTCGAACTCCTCCACCACCCGGCGCACCACCGTCTGCGTCTGCATCTGACCCGTCGCCGGGTCAATGGGCGGCGTGCCACCGGCGCCCAGCATGGGCTCCTTGAACGTCCTGTCGATAACGACCGGGCGGCGGCCGTAATACGTCCCCATCATATCCAGCAGGATCACGCCCACGTCCTCGATCCACTCATACAGGTTGGCGCGGATATTCTCCAGCGGCACCTCGGAGTTGGTCTGCAGCACCATCAGGGCGCTGGTGTTGTCGGGCTTGACGTTGCCCATCTGCGTGTCCGTGGTGCCCAGGCACTCCTTGGTGTACTGCATCACCTTGTCGATGAACGTGTAGATCTGATTGCTCATCTCCGCAGGCTGCAGGTTATAGGCCACCTGGGAAATACCCATGCCCGGCTGCAGCCCATGCACCGCGATAGACTGGCCGATCTCGTTGGTCCACGCGGAAATCAGGTCCGCGTTGTAGACCGTCTTGGGGAAAGCCATCAGCATCAAATGCCGCAGGGCTGCGGCGAACATGGTGTTAATGGCAATCTGGTTGGGAATGAGCCCGGTCACCAGCGCACGCCCGTGGTACTGGTTCTTCTGCTTCTCCCAGTTACCCCAGGCGATGGGATAATGACTGAGCCCCGTGTCCACGTCCTCAAAGATGATTGCGTCCCGGGTGGCCTTTGTCACATGCACAGAAGTCACGAGCTCCTTCACGGCCCGCTTCTTGGGGATAGGCATACCGGACGGGTCCGTCAGGGTATTGCCCTTCTCGTCCTTCGCGTAGACCGGTTCACCGTTGCTGTCCAGCTCGTCCTCGTAGATCGTCATGCCGGTCTCCGGATCCTTCTTGTCCTGCTCTTTCGTGACCTTCGTGTAAAGATACACGTAGAGGACCTTGCCGTGGCCGGCGTCGGAAATGATCTCCGTCTTGCCGCCCACACCGGGAAACAGACCGTTCTCACCGTCAGGCTGGATCTCCGCGGTCAGGTCTGCCTCCTTGGCCGTGTTGGCCTTACCGGAGGCGTACAGGTCCCGGTTCTTCCGGAAGCGCTTGGCCTCCCACCGCAGGTGCTCCGCCGTGTCGCGGCCTACGATGATGATATAGGGCTGGGGCTCCACGCGCCGGTCGTTGGGGTTGCCGAACATCACGTTGATGCCGTCCACCATCTCCATCTGGATCTCACCCCGCTGGCCGCCACCAAAAGCGCCGCCGTAGGGCTCGGCGTCCGGGTCAAAGAAGAAGTGTGCGCAGTAGTCACCGGTCTGCGCCCCGTCATACAGGGCATCCCGGACACGATACGCCATCTTCATCTTCTCCAGCAGCGTCGTCACCTGCGCATTGGCAAAGGTGGCCGCGTCATGGGCCGGGTCCTTGATGTTGCTGCCGTCGTAATAAGCCAGGGGTTCAAAGCGTAGGGCGACCCCGGTAGAGGTCAGCGACGCAATAAACAGACTGGCTACGCGTTTCAGGATGTTGAACACCGGCTTCGGCAGCTCACTCTGCGCCCGCGTCATGGGAAGGTGCAGCCACTGATTGCCGATGAAGAACTCCGTGTTGGTCTCGACCAGGTTGTACTGGTTGGGCGTGAGCTGCTGGTTATAAGCCACACCCTGCTCATAGAGCTCCCAGGCCCAGGTCTTACTGTTCTCTCGCTCTCTCATGTCCACCTACCTCAACCGTTGCTCTCCATGTCTTCGAGCTTATATCCGTAGGCGATCTCCGGTGTGTAACTCTGCATCTGCCGGAACGCCTCCTGCTGCGCCGCCATTTCACGGATTTCCTTCTCCGTGAGCTCGGCGGCGGTTTTACGCACCCTGCGCTTGTCCATGTAGTCCTTCAGCTTCCAGCCGATCAGCAGACCGACGACCAGCAGGATCACCACGCACAGTGCTCCAAATACTCCCATAAGAAAGTCCATACCCGTCTCCCTCTCAAAACCTTATTGGTTGCGGGGGCGGGAGTCGAACCCGCTTCCTCCGGTGATTAAACCGGCCCTGGTCCCGGTCCAGTCTCACCCCGCCATACAAACGGGGACCCGTGGGAGAAAAGAAACAAAAGCCCACGGGTCCCCACATAGGAGGAAAGCTATCTAAAAATCAGACGCGGTGCCGTACACGTCGTACACTGCCGCGCTGAGGAACATGTCACGTTCAGCCGCCAGGGACTGCTCCAGCCGCGCTCTCTCCCCTTCCGGGGGCAGAGAAACAATGCCGCTGGAGAAAATCATGTAGTTCAGGGCTTGGCTGCCGGCATCCACCAGGTCGTCGTGTTCACCGTTGGGGAAGCGGCTCCACTCATCCACGAACTCCTCCGCCCAGGGCTCGTCCTTGGGCAGCCACACGTTCCCGCTCTCAATGGCGGGGCTGACGGCGTTGACCCGGCTCACCTTGCCACCCTTCGGCGTGATGCTGATGACACCCACGAACTCATGCCGCAGCGTCTGGATGATCGCGCTGCCGTTGGCCTTGTCCTCCACCAGGATGTACCGGGCCTCCGGAAACAGCTTCTTCACCAGCCGGATCGCCTGCACCGTGTTGGGGAAGTTCAGGTGTCGCTTGAGAGCATACCGCAGGTAGTAGTCGTTTCCCAGCTTGCCCCACACCTCAATGGCCACGTAGTCATTGGTGTCCAGGTCCTTGAAGGTGGCATCCACGCTGATCACCGTAGTGCCGAACGCCGTGATGTCGCGCCGGTCATACCAGCGCCACCACTCCCGCTTGACCAGGTTACCTCCTTCAATGCGCGGGGAGCACTGGTACAGCGCCTGCCACGCCCGAAGGCCACCGTTGCTGGGGTCGCTCAGGTAGCTGGTCTTGAACTGCTCCAGCCAGGCATTGTCCTTCCCCAGCTCCGGACAGAGGGCGTCCCCTACGCCCCGGCCCAGCAGATCCTTCTCCTCGGCCTCCACCGGCAAGCGGAGCAGGGTCGTATTGGGCTCGTGCTTCAGGATGCGGGCCGCCAGGTCGTCCTCGTGCCAGGGTGTCATTATCACGACCACCTTGGCTCCGGCAGCCAGACGGGACTTCAGGGTGTTCTGCCACTCCTCCCACAGCCGGTTGCGGTATGTCTCGCTGTCCGCCTCTGCGCGGTTCTTCACCGGGTCGTCGATAATCAGCAGGTTGGCGGGGTTGCCCGTGATACCGGACATAATGCCTCGGCTGATCATCCGGCCCCAACCGTTGTCCAGCTCAAACTCAGTTGTGGTCCAGATGCTGCCCGGCTTCAGGCCAAAAACGCCGCCGCCAAACCGCTCGACCTTTTCCATGTTCTTCCGGCCGAACTTGCGGGCAGTGTCGTCGTTGTAACTGGCCTCGATGATGCGCCGCGTAGGATAACGGCCCAAGTACCAGCTCGGAAAGCTCTCCGTCACCGTCAGCGACTTACCGTGCTGCGGCGGCGTCTCAATGAGCAAAATGTCGTAGGCGTTCCCGGTTTCCCGCTCCACAAAGGCTTGCACCTGGTCGGCCAGGAAATCGCTCATCCTCGTGCGTCTCCACACAGGGGCGTGCACGTAGTACAGGTAGCGCCGGTATGACTTGCGAGCCAGAGTCCGTCTCGCCATCTCCCGGCGCAGGTACTCACGGTCGGAGAGCGTCTCTGTGGCAGCGGTCACGGCTTACCACCCGGTCTTCCAGGGGTCACGGCTACCCTGCACGTCGGTTTTCGGACGCACCGGTGCCGGCAGCTCTACCTGGCCCGGACGCTGCTTGGCTGCCGTGCTGCCCGGCTTCAGAGCACGAACCGGGACCTGACGCCGGGCAGGAGCGACCGCACGGGCGGACTGTTTATTGGTGACCGGCTGGATAGCCGCCCGATTACGGGCACGCATCTTCGCGGCCACAGTCGCACCACCGGGCTGCGGGCCCTTACCACCAGGGCCAATGGGCGCCGGCGGCGTGGTAGCGGTAGGCTTGGAAATGTTCGGCATGATAAAACCTCCAAACGGTTTCAAAATCTCAAAATTACTGGGCTCCCTATTTCGTAGGGGCTGGCCCTCGGCCCGCGCGGGCACCCGGGGGCGGGGGGTGTATGCACGGGCATTGGCTCCGGGAGCCAATGCCTCACGTGTCCACCCTGCCCCCGTGAGGCTGGCCGCTCCGTGGCCCAGCCCCACCACCCACCAGCGCCGGGAGCCTTAAGGGCTCCCGCCCCCAGCGGCGGCACCTGCTGAACAAGCAGGGTGTCCGTGTGCCCCTATCCCTTGTGGCACAAGGGATAGGGGCACACGTGTTTTGTTTGTGTCAACCAATCGGCAACCAAACGCTGGACAACTGACCTTTGGGTCAGTTGTCCGCCTCGTCTGCCAACTGCTCCAACTGCTCGTCGCTCAAACCGGACAAGTCCAGGGACTTGACCGGTTTGCCACTGACGCCGATGTTGTATGCCTCGGTAGGCTTTTCGCCTACCGTATCTCGGACAAACCTCGCCGCCTCAACGTCCCCAACGCCGGCCTTGCCCACCGTGCTCAATGCTATGGCATTGGCACGGCTGGGCTCAAGGCCCAGTTTCCGCATGGCTTCAGCCATGCCGGGATCGTCCACATCCAGCACCAAGACCTGCTTCAGCAGGTCTCTCATGGTCCGGTATCGCCGCCGGGTCTCCGTGCTCACTTCGGCCGCCCTACGAGCGTGCTCTGCCCGCTGCTCCGGCGTCAGCTTCGCGTTCCACTCTCCGATGTTCTTCGACCCTTTAATCTTGCCGTAAACCTCGCGCTCCAGCTCGCCCACGACCCTCACCTCCTCGGCCTGTTCTCCATGGTACAGAGTACCATGGAGAACGTCGGACATTCCAGGACATCTTTGCCGCCGCAAACTCCGGGAGCCTTAAGGGCTCCCGAAAAACTCCAACTCCCTTAAGGGGAGTTGCCGATTGGCCGACAATCAACCGAAAAGCCGCCGGTGGGAACCAACGGAAGGCGTGCGCCCGTTGCTGCCAGGGAGCCAAGTCAACCCGTAAAGGGTTGACTTGGCCGCGCGTGGCAACGTGCCAAATGGTGGTGGCGATGGCCGACGGGCCGCCGCCGACAGATTGCCAGCCGGGGCACAAGCCGGACGGGGAGCCAGGCTCCCCCACGAAAGGAGACACCATGGCGCTGATTTCCTATTTCGACAAGCCTACCGCCCAGTTCCAGTTCCGTCACAGCGAAGCTGTTGACGCCGAGCGTCGTCAGACCCGGCCCGAGCTGCGGAACAACACCTTCGGTGTTGAAGTCGAAGTGGACGACGGTGATGGCCGCAACGCCCTCGTGGCAGCTCTTGACGAGCTGCACCTGCCCATCTACGAAAAGACCGACGGCTCCCTCCACGCCAACGGCGTGGAGATCATCACCCACCCCGGCTCCCTGGCCTGGCACATGTATGAGATGCGCTGGGCCGAAGTGTTCCGGCTCTGCCGGAAGAACGGCTACGACTCCGATGGCACCACCACCTGCGGCCTACATATCCATGTAGGCCGGGCGGCCCTGGGTCAGACGGAACAGGTCCGGCGAACGATGGCAGCGAAGCTGGTACTCATCGTGAACGCCGTGTGGGAGTCCCTGGTGACGTTCACCCGCCGCCGCCTGTCCGAACTCCGGGACTGGGCGCCGCGTCCCCTCGCTGGGGCCCTGGAGCGCGTGGATCTCATGGACAACGCCCAGCTGCGTGCCCTGGCCCTCCACGCCGGTGGGCAGGACGGGCCTCACCAGGCCCGGTACACCGCCGTCAACCTGACGAACGACAACACCGTGGAGTTCCGCATCTTCAAGGGAACCTTGAAGCGGACGACCCTGCTCGCCTCCATGCAGTTGGTAGACTGCATGATCCGGTACGCCGCCACCCACACTCTGAAAGAGTGTGCCACCGTTGCCTGGGGTGACCTGCTCGCCCTGTCCAGCTTCAAAGAGCTGGACGCCTACTGTGAAGCCCGGGGTCTCGCCTGACCCCGGGCCCCCAGGGACACACGCCTCCCCAGGGACACACGCCTCCCCAGGGACACACGCCTCCCCAGGGACACACGCCTCCCCGGGGACACACGCCTCCCCAGGGACACACAGCCCACCTGATGAGTGCCGGACGGTAACCGGCCGAAACGGAGAGCACAGCTCTCCGTCGTGGGAAACCACAAACTCCGGGAGCCTTAAGGGCTCCCGCCCGAGGAACCCGCCACTGAAAAACCGACAGCGGGAACCAACGGAAGGCGCACACGCGTTGCTGCCTCGTGCGTATGCAAGGTAGTACCGCAGAGCGGTCTCCACCTTGCATACGCCGCACGGCAACGTGCCAAATGGACTTGGCGATGGCCGACGGGCCAAAGCCGCTGCACCTTGACAACTGCATGATGTCCACCACGAGACAAATATGGCACGGCTGGGCCATGAAATCAGCCACCGTGGGGCAAACCCACGAGAAAGGAACACTATGAACGCCAACACCAACGAAAACACCACCCCCATCTGTGCCGAGTGTGGCTGCACCGACGAGGAGCTCTTTGAGCTCTACATCGACGGCGAGTACAAACTGGTCTGCGCCGATTGCGCAGAAAGCAACGGCTACACCCGCTGCGAGTATTGCGGGGAGTGGGTCCGCGAGGATGAACTGGTCCCCGTGAACAACCCTTACCCGGAGACGTTTTACGTCTGCGAAAGCTGTGCCGAGCGCAACTACTACCTCTGCGACGATTGCGGAGAATACTTCACGTACGACTACATCCACACGGACAACGACGGTAACGTCGTCTGCAACAGCTGCTACGACAACCACGACTACACTACCTGCGACGACTGTGGCTGCATCACCCGGGACTACGAGTACAACGACGACGATGACTGCTACTACTGTAGCGATTGCGCCAGCAGTCACCACCGCCGGGGCCGTTTGCACGACTACAGCTACAAGCCCTCGCCGGAGTTCCAGTTCACCAGCGCCGAACGCACTACGGCCAGCAACGCCGGCGTGAGCACCCTGGACAGCTACCTCACCTTCGGTGTGGAGCTGGAAGTGGACGACGGAGAGGACGCGAGCGACCTGTGTGAAGCCCTGGACGACCTGGAGCTGCCCATCTACATGAAGCACGATGGCTCGCTCCACTCCGAAGGAGTGGAAATCGTCACCCACCCTGGCTCCCTCGCCTGGCACATGAACGACATGCCCTGGGGCGACGTGGCCAACACCTGCACGGACAACGGCTACAAGTCCCACAACACCTCCACCTGCGGCCTCCACATCCACGTAGGACGCCGGGGCATGGGGTCGGACGGTGAAAGCCGTGACCGTACCGCGGCCAACCTGGTAATCCTGACCGACGCCCTTTGGAGCGAGCTTGTCAAGTTCACCCGCCGCAAGCCCGACGCCCTCTCCCGCTGGGCCGAGAAACCCGAGCTCCGCAGCGAAATCACCGTCGGTTCCTACTGGAACCGGTCCACCGTCACCCTCGACCTGACCAACGACGCAGACCTGATCCGCAGCGCCCTCCACACGAGGGAAAGCGGGCGCTACCAGGCCGTAAACCTGACCAACTCCCACACGGTTGAGTTCCGCATCTTCAGGGGAACCCTGAAGCGCGATACCCTGATCGCCTCCATCCAGGTTGTGAACAACCTGACCCGGTACGCCATGACCCACACTCCGACGGAGTGCAGAAACGCAAAGTGGGCGGACATCATCGCAGTTGACCCCTTCCAGGAACTGACAACCTACTGCCAGACCCGGGAGCTCCTGTAAAGGAGCTCCCGCCCCACCCGACGAGAGCCGGACGGTAACCGGCCGAAACGGAGAGCACAGCTCTCCGTCGTGGGAAACCACCGCAGCCCGTCAAGGTCTGCGACCTTGAAAATCAAACATTGAAAGGACGGATGAACAATGTGCATTATCGCTGCTAAACCCGCTGGAGTCCCCATGCCTGACCGGGACACCATCCGCACAATGTGGAACGGCAACCAGGACGGCGCCGGTCTCATGTACGTCGTCAAGGATCAGGTCCGCATTGAGAAAGGCTTTATGACCTATAAAGCCTTCGCCTCCAAGCTGGACGAGCTGGAGCGGAAGCTGAACACGACCGCAACCCCGATTGTCATGCACTTCCGCATCACCACCCACGGCGGCACAAAGCCCGAGAACACACACCCCTTCCCGATCACGGACAGCATCGGAGCTTTGAAAAAGCTCGTCATCACCACCGACATCGGCGTCGCCCACAACGGCATCATCCCCATCACCCCGCGCAAAGGCATCTCCGATACCATGGAGTACATCGCACAGCAACTTGCCCCGCTAAAGCGGGCCATGCCGAAGTTCTACGAGAACAAACACGCCCTGACCCTGGTGGCAAACGCCATCCAAAGCCGCATGGCTTTCCTGTCCCGCGACGGAAAGCTCACCACCGTCGGCACCTTTATCGAAGATAAAGGCGTCCTGTACTCCAACACGTCCTACCGGCAGATCAGAGGAGCCTACCGGGGCACAGCCTACGGCTGCTACGGTGGCTGGGACACCTGGGACGACTGGTACGACACCTACCTGACCGGACGGAGCTCCACCCCCGCGAAGAAAACCGAGACCACACCTACGACAGCCCCTGTCGAGGAAGCGCCTGTTGCGGACGACTGCCGCATGCTCATGTGGCTGGACGAGACCGCGATTGTCCATTTCCCCGACGGTTCCATCGACGAGGGAAGCGACTACCTCATGGACGAATACAGCGGCGTCTACGCCTACGACTGGGAGAACGACTGCGCTTATGAGATCGAGGGTGCCACGGCCACGAACACCGAGCTCATGCCCCTGCGCTTCGACGAGACCATAGCCGAACCCATCTACATTCTCCCGTTCGAGGACACCAGGCCCTTCTAATCCCGCCTTCAAGCTGCCACACACCACCCTGACGAGACCCGGACGGAAACGGGACAAAACGGGAGGCAGCGCCTTC